TCCGTTCGTCCGTTCGTCCGTTCGTCCGTTCGCGAACACGGACCGAACACGAGGAAAACCCAGGGAAAACAGCGTTTTCGACGCCCTAGCATGTTCGGTAATCGGTTCGGATAACTGGCCGAACGTTCGACAACGTTACCGAACGTTCCGGAACGTGACAGAACGCGAACGGTAATCTGTCACGTTTTCGGACGTCCACGAGGGGCCACGAGGGCGCATAGAAAAGGCCGGCCCAACGCGGGCCGGCCCACAAGAGAGGGCGCCAGCTTAGCGCCTAGGGATGATAGCTTGGCCAGACCATTCGTGTTTATTCGGCGCGCGATGATAGAAACGCTCCGCAACCTCGTTCGGTATCACGATATGGCCGGCCGCGCCACATCGACGACAGATGACCGCGACAACGTATCCCGGGTGAAGATAGCCTTCTCCGTGTTTGATGGCATGACGTCGCGCTTTGCACGATGGGCAAGGCGCCGAACGTTTTTTGCGATTCTGCGGCCCGAAATGGCGAATAGTCATTGCGCCCCCCTCTCGCCTCGTTCGCATGCATCGATTACCGGTAGCAAAGCCGACAGACGCGCGGCCGAACCATGGCCCCAGATATGAACGTTTCGCGCCGTGGCGCTCGTTCCTGCGCACAAGAGACAATCAGCACAAACCGTAGTTCCGTTAGATTCGGCAGCCTTTGGACAATGGCATTCATCGGCCATGTCATCGGCGCCCGGTTTGCCGATCCGAAACGTACGCCAACCTAGCGCATTCGCGATGGCCTTCTCTCGTTCGGATTGGACAGACGCCATTAGTAGGCGTTTCCAGCCCTCGTGAGACGCGAACCGTTGCCATTGATGGGTATATCCGGTGAATCCGGCCGAACGTCGCGAGATACGCGACACGAGGCCATAGGGCAGGGCCGTTGGTTCGCCGGCCGCGCCCCAGCGTACTTTCCGGCGCTCGTCTGATATCCAGGAAGCATGGGTGGAATATTCCCACGTCTCGTATATGCCACGTTGCCACCCCCGCCATACTGCGGTTGGCGCCCGTTCCCATTGGACATAGCAGGCCTCGTGAATCGGACAATCGCCGCATATGCCACGATCTTGCTTGAGCTCTCGCGCCTCAAGTGGCGCGTAGTCTTGCTGCAGAATCCATACTTGGATCATGTCCCCGGTTTCCTCGTTTCGTGTCTTGCGAGCGAAACCGGTAGCAATGGCCACGATTGGCGTATCGTCCAGTGCGCTTGGCCCCTCGAATAAGACTAGGCCGTTTGGTCGACGTTTTGGCATGGTAGTGTTCCTCTCTTGTGAATGGGAAAAGGCCTTCCCTGGTGGTCAATAGGGGGAAGGCCTCAAAACGGAAGCTACTTGATCAATCGGGCGCCCTTAGTCATCTTGCCATCCGCAAAATGCCAATTGTAGGCACTGTCGATAACGTTTGATTCGGACCATTCATTGAATTGATCGATGGCATGCTGTCCATACTTCTCGAGCGCTTGGTTGCTTCCATCAATCCAACACTGACAGCAAGAAATAGCCGCCCCGTGTTTGGGGGTGAGAATAACCGTATCGGACCAATTCAGTGCCTTACCGCAATCACAGAAGATCTTGCGGCCTGCCGCGCTTTTGAGAAGTTGGCGCGTCAACTCGGCGCGCATGGGATCAAGAACGGGATCCGGTTGACGGATTGGCGGATCGGCATGGTAGGCCGGATAGGAACGTATGGCGGATCGGCCATTGCAGACAGATTCGGTGACACGAGGCCTTGCCCCGTGTTTCCGAACGTACTCTTGGATGAATAACGGCGCATCGGAGTCTTCCTCAAGGTACGCCCATCGGCCTTTACGATACGAGAACCGAGAGATCTTGGACGCAATGCCATACTCGGCCAGTTGGGCAACCGGAACGCGCAGCCAAGCATGGGCTGGATCGGCATAGAATCGGTACTTGGTCATCGGTCAGCCTTCCAATCGTAAATGGATTCAAATTCGGATTCGTCCGTTGTCGAGACAATCTGGTTTCCGAGATAGGCAAACAACGGACCGAACGTTCCATGGTCCGTCAATTCGACGATGTCGTCCGTTCCACGAGGGAATAGCGAAACCCGGTCAACCGTCAATTCGAGTAGCTTTGGACTACTTGAGGCCGGACAACCGAGATCCGATTGCGGATATCGTTGGGTGGCAGCCTCGTGGCGAATGACGTACGTCAATTCACAATGGGCCACGAGAATCTGCCCCCCGTTGTCAAACTCAAATTCATGTTCGATCGTTTTCGTGCTTGTGGACATGTGTGTTACCCTCTCTTGTGGTTTGCTACGAATAAGAGAAACGCGGCCGCTACAATGACGGCCGAGACAATCACCGGGACGATGGCCGAGTGGTTGAACAACGTGTGAACGTTGTCTGAGAAGCCAGATACCTCAGACGAGACAATCAGCGCCACGAGGGGAAAGAACGCAACGGTAACGGCGAGCCATCGCGCAACGTTGCCTATGCGTTGGTTTCTTTCGTGGCGTAGTTCTTCAAGAACGCGCTTTAGTTCGTTCGGATCCATGGTTTGGCCCCTATCGGTTCGGTTCGTCATTGGATGGCACTACGCGCCACTCGCGGACCGCAGTCCACCGCATGAATAGGCCTTGTGCCCATTCGATGGCCTCGTTCTCAGACGCGAACCGCAGCGCGTTACCGGACCAAGTGCCGGTAGAATCTGCGATAACTTGGGGTGCCCAACTAGTGGCGGTTTCGTGGGTCGCTTGTGACATGGAATGGTTCCTCTCTTGAATAGGAATAGTGAAACGGTGGTCAAACCTATCGCTATTGTAATCAGACGATAGGATAGGACAATACCCCAGGGTACCGATTACCGGTGGCGTAGTACCCTGGGGAACGTTCTGGCACCATTCACCGGGTGGTCTTGTTTCTGGGTGGCCTCTAGTCCACCGTTACACAAGACCATATAAGAGGCAGGGATAGGGTACGTCTGAGGATACGCCTATCGTTATGGGTGGTTTGATGGCAGCGTTAGAATAGGACGTCACGCCAGCGATACAGCCACCTACGTAGGTCAGCGGTCCGTGTCTTGTACCCTGCCCTATGCTGGGGTACGTGGTTCTCAGCATGCCATGGCCTTGGGGCACGCCCCCTCTCGGCCCCAGGATTCACCGGCACGCCCATGCCCTCTCATGGCCCTCTGAGGCCCATTCTTCCCGTTTCAGGCCGATTATGGCCCCCCTGCGCCCCTGCCCTGCCCCGGACGTCCATCCGGTGGCCCTGCGCCCCCGCCATCGACGCGCCGGCCCTGGGGTACCGATTCTCGGCGTCCCCCTGCCCTGGGGCGTTCGTCTGGCACGTGCCTTGCACATTCTGAAGCGGGGGGGTGGGGTGCCTCTGCCGGTCTCCACCCATCCATGCAGCAAAAAAAATTTTGGGTTCACCGAGAGGGGTCCATCTGTGTCTGATTCCTTTCTCCCCCGAAATGTCAAAACAAAAATATCCCGCCAAATACCGCCGCCCCCGTCTTTTGACGTTCAGCTACGTCGTTTACGGTTTTTTGGTAAGATTTTTGACGGAATTGTACTCATATCGCCGGGGCGAGCCTTTTTATCGGGTAAAGCAGAAATCGTGTCGTAGGCTCCGCTTTTGAAGGTTTTTGGGGGGGTAATTGGCATGGGTCGTATCATTGAGATGGAGTGTGAGCGGGCGGGTTCATTGTTGGTTGTTGGTCGCGGCCGTCGTGGTTCTGGAGGGATGACTTGGTGGTGTCACTGTTCGTGTGGTCGGAGGTTATTGCGGACTCTTGAGGGTCGTTATCTTCGCCGGGCACAGCGGGATGGTCGGGAGGTGGTGTGTCACCCGCGTTGGCACCAGGCGGAGTAGCTTTTGTCCCGCCGCCGGACGGCTCGCCGGGGGGGGTGTCGTGCGACATCTTTAATAATTGCAAATAGCGGCTACAATAAGCGGCCATGAGATGCATAGTGTGTGATCGGGAGATGGGAGAAGAGTGCGACGACCTGGTCGCCCCGATCTGTATGGAGTGTCAGGACGAGGAGTGGATGATGATTGGGGACGTGTTTCCGGGGCCGGAGGGGGACGATGAGGGCTATTCTCTGTGACATCGAATCGTTTCGCCGGCCGCCGAAGGGAGTCGCGTGATGGACGCATATCAGTACCGGCGAGCTGTGCGAGAACTGTTGGAGTCCGGCAAAGCGACGGACCAGCAATGGAACGATGTGACGAGGGTGGTCCTACGGGCTTCGGAGGATTACGACGGCGTGCCATCAATCGATGAGGTAATTCTTGACCAACAGCGAGGTGAGTGATGAGTGAGCGGAACCCCCACGCCTTGACCGATGACGACATTATGCCGTTCGGCAAGTACAAGGGTGAGCGGCTGGGCAACGTGCCAGATCATTATCTGGTTTGGTTTTTGAAGCAAGAGTGGTCCGGTGAATGGCCGGACTTGGTTGAGTACGCCAAAGTAGTGGAGGAATGACATGGACGATCGAATGTTGAAATGGTTTGAGTGTGCACATTTACCAGAGCATTTACAAGCGGTGTCACTGCCGTTTTGCGAACTCGCAACGAGCGTCTGCAATTCATGCGAGCCAGGCCCCGAGCGGACGGTATCACTTCGTAAACTTCTCGAAGCAAAGGATGCGGCAGTCCGGGCCAGGCTGCATCCAGGAGGATAACGAGGTGAATGATGAGTGAGATGGAAATAACGAAAGGGGTATTAAGGTGGCGTCTACTGAACTCTTGATCCTTGGTGTCGGGATGTTGTTTGCGTTCTGCCTCCTGTGGCACCACCATGCGGTCTACCGGCTTGAGACGCGGTGCTGGCTGGTGGAGTCGCGATTGGCGCGACTGGAGCACACGTACATCCGCGACCATGACGTAGCGTCCGTGTCGGCGCCAGCACCCGACACCAATAACAGGCTCCACGAATTGAATTGAGGCTGCGACGATGAAGTGCCCGCACATGACCGGCGATCAGATGTGTTCGATTTGCCGCGAGTTGGTGGCCTACAAGATCTGTTTCGAGGGTGGGGTGGAGGCGATGAAGGAGAGCAAGGACCCGTTGCTTCGCGCCGCGTCCAAGACTCTCATGTTGACGTTCAAGGCAGTTCACAAGGCATGCATGGAGGAACCGTTCAATGTTCAGGAGATTGCGGGGTCGTTTGAATCAATTGCAGGGTCAGGCGAATCAGACGATGACGGGGGTCCAGCAGTTGACGCTGCTGGCGGGTGACTTGATCGAAGACATCCAGGACGGTTTCGCGATTAACCTCGTGATCCCTCCGGGCGGAGTGGAGCATTTCATCCAAGACATGCTTGCCGGACAGGGTGGCAAGCTACCGATTCAGATCCAAGTCGACCCTCAGGTCGACACGCCCAAGGAAGAGTGAGATGCGAGACACGCGACCATTAGAGCTGCTACCATGCAGGAAATGCGGACGGATAGGGTTGTTCACGGAGGACATGTGTGGTGCCTGCTATCAAGTTGCCAGCGTTCGGGGAGTTCGCGAGTCCAGGGATTTGGGCTCACGAGAACAGCCAAGGCAAATGGAGGATGGCGAATCATCTGTCGATCTTAGACGATGCACTTGTGAGAGCTGCAACCACGCCCGACTATCGGGTGATCGTCGAGATGCCGCCACGGCACGGGAAAAGTACCCTCACATCAATGTACTACCCGGCGTGGTATCGTTCGCTCTTTCCGACCCGGAATATCATGCTCTGGGGCGCTACATCACGTCTGGCTCAGCGCAGTTCGGTCGCAGTGCGTAGTCTGTGTATTCAGGCTGGTTCAAAGATCGACGAGCAGACGCATTCATGGGAGCGATGGAAGCTCGCCGGTACCGGTCCACACGAGGGTGAAGTCTACGCTGCTGGTGTTGGTGGCGGGGCAACGATGGGTGCTGGTGGCCACCTATTGATCGTGGACGACTTCTTCAAGGACGTAGAAGCGGCTTTGAGCGAGGTCCAGCGGTCGAAGTTGCAAGAATGGTATTTGACCTCGTGCATTACTCGGGCCGAGCCGGGGGCTTCCGTCGTCATCCTTGCCACGCGGTGGCATGTCGATGATCTGATTGGCTTCGTGCTCAAGGAGGCGGAGCGGAGCGGTGAGCATTGGGAACGGATCATGATGCCGGCCATCAGCGATGGTGGCGAGGCATTGTGGCCTGAACGCTGGCCGCTCGACAAGCTGACCCGCATCAAACGCCGATACGAGGAGAGTGGCTATCACTGGATGTGGGACGCCCTCTATCAGCAACGCCCACCGTTGGTCTTGGATAGCGAGTGGGACGCGGAATACTTCCACGACCGCATCATGTTCGAGGAGATGCCTCAAGGCGGTCAAAACTTCTCCATCGCATTCCTAGACCCATCTGTGGGTGAGTCGAGCAAGAGCGACTACGCGGCCGTGACGCTGCTCACGGTCGACCCGGCCGGCCACGTCTGGGTGGACGCCTGGCTGGATCGCATGGACGCATGGAAGCAGGTGGACTTACTGCTAGCTGTCGCGGCCAAGCATGCGGTTGTCGCGGTCGGCATCGAGGGCAACGCATTCGCGAAGGTCTTGGTCGGCATGTTCCGCCGGCGGTGCCGCGAGCTGGACTACTGGCCCCACATTCACACCATTCAGTCCACACGCGAGAAGAAGATGAAGATTCGTGCGGCGATCACGCCCTTCCTGTCCACCGGATCGCTCCACTTCAAGAGGAAATCGCCTGGGGTGGCTCTCCTGTTGGAGCAGTTGAAGGGATTCCCTGGCCACAAGTACGATGACGGTCCGGATTCGCTGGCCATGGGTCTGGAGTTGGCCACGCACTTGAGGCAGTACGGGTTGGACGGATCGGCCGAGGTTGGAATTGAACTAGCAGGAATCTAGGAGTCAGCCATGCATGTATTGGTAACGGGCGGTGCTGGGTTTGTTGGCCACCACATGGTGGAGCACCTGTTGAAGAACTCGGACTGGAAGATCACGGTCCTTGATGCGTTATCCTTCGCCTCGGGCGGATGGGACCGTCTCCGAGACGTCCAGGTCTACCAGGTGAGCAATGTCGAGTGCCATTCGCATGACCTGGTACGGCCCATCTGTGACGGTCTGGCGTCCGAGCTGGGGCGCCCCGACGTCATCATCCACATGGCGGCGGAGAGTCACGTCGACCGGTCGATCATGTACCCGAACCGGTTCGCCGAGGCCAATGTGATGGGCACGGTGAACCTGCTCAACTTCGCCCGGACGGTGAATTCGCGGGTGATCTACTTCGGCACGGACGAGGTCTACGGCCCTGCCCCCGGTAAGAAAGCCTACAAGGAGGGTGAACGGTTCCTGCCTGGCAATCCGTACTCCGCGAGCAAGGCGGCTGCCGAGTGCTTCTGCTATGCGTACAGCAACACATACCAGATGCCGATCGCGATCACCAACACGATGAACGTGTTCGGCGAGCGACAGCACCCGGAAAAGTTCATTCCGATGTGTATCCGGAAGATTCTGGCTGAGGAGACGATCACTATCCACGCGAACGAGGACAAGACGGTCCCAGGTTCGCGGTTCTACATCCACGCGCGAAACGTTGCCAGTGCGGTGATGCACATCATCGAAAACCTGCCGATGCCACTGGATAACGAGGACGCGAGCTGCGGCAAGTGGAACATCGTCGGCCCTGAGGAGTGGGATAACCTGACGCTGGCCCGCAAGATCGCGGAGGTACTGGGAAAGGATCTCAAATACGAGATGGTGGACTTCCATTCCAGCCGGCCAGGCCATGACCTCCGCTATGCGTTGGACGGGGCAAAGCTGCACAACTACGGGTGGACTCCGCCCGTGACCGTGGACGACGCCCTGGAGAAGACCATCAGGTGGACCTTGGACAATCCACGCTGGCTGGAGCTCTGACATGCGCGTTGCGGTGTTCACGGCCAACTACGGCCAGGTGGATGACATTGTGCCGGCGCCGACACAGACGGTCGACGCGGATTTCTTCATCTACGGTGCCGAGGCCGATGGGTGGAAGCGGAGAAAACTGCCGAAGATGAAGCAGTTCTCCAATCTCGAAACATCGAGGATCCCCAAGGCCCTGGCGTCAACGTTGTTCCCCGATTACGACGTGACGATCTGGACATGCGGGCTGGTCAAGATTCGGTCGAGTGAGTTCGTGCAGTGGTGCCTGTCGCAGTTAGAAGACTGCTTGGCGGCCTTCTTCCAGCACGACGACAAGCGGACCATCCGGCAGGAAATGAAGGCTTGCACGTCCTTGTACCACGGCAAGGAGACGCTGCCTGGGCAAGAGGAGTATTACCGATTGCTCGGGCTGAATGTGGAGAAACGCGTTTCCTGCGGCAACCTAATCATCCGCCGGCGGCACCCAAGGTTTCGCCCGATGGAGGCCGAGTGGCTGCTCCATCAGTTGCTGTTCTGCTCGAACGACCAGATCAGTATGACCCACTTACTGGACAGGTATGAGATACCGTGGCGGTTCATCCCCGGCAGCATCTTCGCGAGTGAGTTGTGGGCCAGGGACAGCAACCACGCAAAGCAGTTGTCAGCCCATTTATCCAGGCGGTCGGAGGCAGCGATTGAAACATGACTGAATTCCTTTCGGTGTACACCCCGACGTACAAGCGACCGACACTACTGGAGCGGTGCAAGGCATCTGTCGCGACCCAAGAGCTCCCCTGTCAGCACGTGATTGTGGAGGACACAGTCGGTCTGGGTGTGGGGGGGATGTATCGCGACATCCAAAACCACGCCCACAAGGTCCACGGAGATTACGTTGTGGTCCTTAGTGACGACAATTGCCTCCTCGACCGCGACGTCGCCATGGATTTGTGTGACTTCGTGGAATGCCGGGATTGGCCGGACGTCGTTATCTGGCGAGGAAAGATCAACAACATCATCTACCCGACCGTCCATTGTTGGCAGAATCGACCGATGGAGTGCCACATCGACTTGAGTTGTTTCGTGGTTCGCCGGAAGTATTGGGTGGCGAACGCGGACGACTGGCCTGATTCGTATGAGGGCGACTATCACTTCATCAACAAGCAGTTCGAGCGAGGGCTCCGGTTCGAGTGGTTCGACCGGTTGAGCTACTTCGCCATGCAGGTCAGCAGGGGAGCCCCAGAGTGAAGATTCTCGTTGCCAATTCGGTCGGCCGTCTGTCCACGGGCGAGAGCCTGGTCTTATTTCCGTCACGGTGGGACGCTGCGATCCCTGGTCGGAAAGACTTCGCCTACTACCCGTACGAGCTGGCTTACCTGTCGAGCCTGCTCAAGGTCTCGTGCCCTGAACATGACGTGAAGATGGTGGACGGCAATCTCCCCAGGCCGGACGATGTCGGGTTCGGGTGGGATTCCATGCAGTATGCGTTCAACCTGGTCGCGGAGCAGCCAGACGTGGTCATTACCGAATGTAGCGCGTTGTCGTATAAGGCGATGACGAACTGCTGCATGGAGGTCAAGTTCCAGACCGGCTGTAAGATCATCCTGACCGGGCCGTTCGCCACGTACAATCCGGAACAGGCCCTGAAGGACGGCTGGGACCATGTGTTCCCCGGCGAGTACGAATACCAGGTTCTGAATCACATCGTGGGGAGCCATGATTCGGCCACCGTTCCGGGTAAACTCGTCAACATCGACACGTTGCCATGGCCTGAGGATGAGGACATCAGCCGGATCAACTATTGGGAGCGGTCGAACCCGCTCGGGAACATGCCGGGCATGATTCAGGTGTTCCCGACTCGCGGATGCCCTCTCAGTTGCACGTTCTGTGCGGTCCCACTCTACTACGGTGGCCACGGGAACACCTCGCGGAGCCACCGGACCAGGAACCCAGCCTACGTCTGTGCGGAGATCAACTATCTGGCCACCAAGTACGAGGATCGGTTCTACGGGTGCTTTTTCAACGAAGAGACGCATAACGCGGACAAGGAGTGGTTCGTCAAGTTCTGTCAGGAGCTGATCAAGCGGAATCTGGACCGGTACGTGTACGACGCGATGTGCGGCTATTGGAATTTCGACGAGGACACTGTCAGGCTGGCCTCGGATGCCGGCTACCAGCAGTTACGGGTGGGGGTGGAAAACCTTTCCGAGAGGTCTGGCCGTGCGATCAAGAAGAATGTGAATGCCGACCGCCTGTTACAGTTCCTGCATTTGTGCAGGGACAACGGTATTTGTGCTTATGGGACGTTCCAGGTGGGCGCCCAGGGCTCGTCCGAGGAGGAGGACGCGTCCACCGTCGCTCAGATTAGGGCGTGGGAGACTCAGGGCCTGATGCCCCGATGGCAGTGCAGTATCTCGACCCCGCAGCCTGGCACCCCGTTCTATCGGGACGCCGCGACCAAGGGCTGGCTCACGACCACCAATCTCATGAAGTACGATGGCATGCACGCGGTGGTTGACTATCCAGACTACCCGGCGGAGCGGATCCAGCAGGTCTTCCAATCATTGTGGGCATAGGATGCAGTACACGAACTACGAACGGAAGCTCTTGTTCCAACTTGACCGGGTCGCTGGAGTGCTGGCCGGTCGAACCAATGCCCCGGTCAACGTCGAGATTGACCTGTCGAACCGGTGTAGTCTCGGGTGCCAGGACTGCCATTTCGCCTACACCCACACCAAGGGGCCGTTGGCGATCGCGGACAAGGAGGACAATCTTGGCGACCTGATGGACTATTCCCTTGCGCGCCGGATCATCCACGACCTGGCGAGCAGCCGTGTCAGATCAGTCACCTGGACCGGCGGAGGCGAGCCGACACTTCACCCGCAATTTCGCTCGATCATTCAATTGACGTCCGTGACTGGGCTCGCGCAGGGCCTGTACACGAGCGGGGTCCACATGGACGCACACCTCGCTGGTCTTCTGTCAAACACGGCGGATTGGGTCTACGTCTCGCTAGACTGTGCCGACGCGAAGACCTACAAAAAGGAGAAGCGGGTAGATCGCTTCGAGGCCGCGACCAATGCGGTTCGGCTGATGGCCAAGGCCAAGGTTTCGGTGGTCGGAGTGGGTTTCCTCCTCCACGAAAAGAACTGGACGCGGATGTTGGACATGGCCGTACTGGCGGAAAGCCTTGGCGGGAGCTACGTCCAGTTCCGGCCCGCTATTCACTTCGACCCGAGTACCCCAAATCAGCCGACCTCCTCCCGTAAGTGGCTCAAGCACATGTCGGAGATCGTATTGCCAGACGTCGGCATCCCGGTGGAGTTTGACCGTAAGCGGTTCCAGCAGCTCGCCGATTGGAAGGGCCATGGTTACGACCGGTGCTTGTGGTCTGGACTTCAGGCGGTGATCTCTCCCAACGGGTGTCTCTGGACGTGCTGCAACAAGCGAGGGTTCGACGGCCACTGCCTTGGCGACTTGAGTAAAAAGCCGTTCTCCGAAGTGTGGGCCGACCGCCCAATCGCAAAGGTTGACGACAAGTGCAGGGTGATGTGTCGCGGCCACATGCCGAACGTCGTCTTGCACGAGATCGCTAAGCCGATCAAACACGGCGCCTTCATCTGATCTGTGAAGACGGAAGGCCATTCTGTGAAGTCGGAGTCGGCGTTGCTATCGTCGCATCTATGCTACCGCTTCGCACTGGCTTTCATTCCGCAAATCATGTTTACTGGTGGTGTAAGGAGACCCACATGCGACAAACGATGGAAGAGACGGCGCAAGACATCAACGCATTTCGCAATGGGTATCTGTGGGATGACAACCGGATGGCCCCATCGGTAGGCGGCACGGCACACGTCACCCAGCTACGTGATCGCCAACGCGGCCGCAACTACCCAGTCTACGAGGTCGAGGACGACCTTAACGCGATTCGGGGTGATGCGAGGCTTCTGGCTACCGAGAACGAAGCGGGGATCGGGGCCAAGAACACGCTGGCCAACTTCACCATCGGGACCGGTTTGAAGTATGAGGTCAGCCTGAAGAAGAAGGTCAGTCCGCGCGGGAACATTCGACTGGTGAACAAGGTCCAGGACTGGATCGAGGAGTTCATTGAGCGAACCGACTGGCCGCTGCACGAGCGAGAGATGCATGGGCGAACTATCGAGGACGGCGAGCCGTTCGTCGAACTCATGCCCATTGGTGGCGGGCGATGCGAACCTATCTTCCACGAGGCAGATGCGATCACCGAGCCTCACGATAAGCGAGCGGCCGATGACTACATCGGTGCGTATTCCTTGGACTGGCTCTTCGGGATCGGCACCCCGATTGGCAGACCATCGAAGCCCCAGGCCTATTTCGTGGACCTGAGTGGCGACCAGCAGGACTGGGACATCGTGCCAGAGGAGCGGATGGTACATGTCAAGCGAAACGTGGTCGCAAACTGCAAGAGGGGGGTATCCGACTATTACCCTGTTGCCGGCTCATTGCGACGAGCAGAGAAGGTCTTGCGGAACACGGGCGATGGCGCCGCGTTGCAGAGTGCCATCGCGTGGATCAGGGAGCATCCTGCTGGGACTACCGGGTCGCAGGTACTTTCGCTTGGGACCGGAAAGACTGAGTACGAGTACGACAGACCAACAGTTGGTGGCTCTTCACGGACGACTCGTCAGCAGGTCTATCTTCCGGGAACCATTCTCGACGTGCGGAACGGACAGCAGTACAAACCTGGTCCGATGGGTTCTGGGAGCACGACCTTCATCGATGTGTCAGGAGCGATCCTCCGATACGCCGGGCTCCGGTGGAACATCCCCGAGTTCATGATTTCGGGCGACACGGGCAACACCAACTTCGCGAGTATCTTGGTCGCTGAGTCACCGTTCGTGAAGGCGATGGAGAGCGAGCAGGTGTTCTTCTCTTGCGCGTACCGGTCCCTCATGTGGAAGATGCTTGGGATTGCCGCCCGTGCTGGAGTATTCACTGGACAGGGTATCTACACCCGCCGGCAGCTCCAGGAACGGCTCAAGCTGGAGGTGAAGGTCCCGCGTGTGTCGGTCCGCAATCGCCTCGAAGAGACCAAGATTCGGTCCATCCTGTTCGAGTACGGCCTGCTATCCGGTCCAACCTGGTCCGCCAAGGAAGAGTTGTCATACGAGCACGAGCAGGAGATGCGTGCCACCGAGATGCCGCTGTTGTACATCGATCCCATGGAAGCGGCGCAGTTTGATCTCCAGGTCGAGGCGATGGCGGCACAGGCAGAGAATCCTGGCCCCTCGCAGCCTGGGCAGAAGCAACCAGGCCAGAAGCAGCCTGTGCAGGTGCAGAAGACAGCTCGCGGCGACCGTAGGGCAGCGGCGAGACTCAGGAAAATAGGTCTCGGTGTTGGCATTGGTCAGAACGAGTTCCAGCCACAGGCCGACGAGCCCGGCAACGTGGGCAGCAAAGAAGGGTCGTAGCGATGACGTATTCAGGCGGGCGGATGCTGAGGCAGGGGTCTGCGTTTGAGCGAATGACCCAGGCCGAGTATTTCGACCACTTCATGGAGTTGGATTGCCTCTCCAGGTGGAATACGTTGGAGACGGACGGCGGCGCCACAGTCGAATGGCAGACGACGGGCCGTGGTGGTGTTGTCAACCTGCAAATCGTCAACACGCTGAACGACGAAGCCTACATGTACAGCCCGGCCGTTTTCAAGTGGAACGGTGACCTGCCAATGGTGTTCCAGGGCCGCATGGTGTCTGACATGGACACCGGCGACTTGGACCTGGCAAATGCGTGGGTTGCTGGATTCAATGCCGCGTCTGTCTTCGGTGCTGGCGACCTCATTGCCGATGGTGGCCTCGGGCTCGGAGTGACGACCGGCGACCCGGCCATGTTCTTCAAGCCAAACGGCACGGAGTACCTGAGTGTCTGTACGGCTACTAGCGCTTCCACGGTGCAGATCACCGAGACGGACAGCAAGCAGCAAGTGGACCCAGCGGGAGGAAACGTCCCCTTCATCAGCTTGCGTATCGAGGTGTTTCCAAGGGGCGACGAGAACTTCGATGTCGTCTACTCGGTGGATGAAGGCGGGGAACTTGGCTTCCAGCAGTGTCGCGACCGTGCGACCAACAAGCCGATCAAACACTCGATGTTCTATGACCCGTCGTCGGCCATGGCGATTGGCTGCGGCATCAAGCTCGGCGAAACCAACGATACGTGTCTGCTCCGCGTCGATGCGATGGGCGGAATCGTTCAAGCGGCAAGGCGGTACGGAGATACGATATGACGAGGCAAATACTGTTGACTGGGGTTCCGCCAGAGAACTTGTACAACATGCGGCATTTCTACGACTTCGACAACGAAGGCAAGGATGTCGAGTGGGGTGAAGACTTGGCAACGGGTGCTGCCGTCGTTGTTTCGAGTGGCGGGGGAACTGGCTGCGCGAGCATCACGACAGGTGGGACGGCAAATCAACCGGCAGCGATATCCGGGAAAACCGGAGCCAGTTTGATTGATGATTATGAGCAGCGAATCCAAGAAGCTGCTTTCAGGATTCACCAGCACGAGACCGGGACAGGAAAAGCTGCAATGCTTATTGGGTACGGGTATCTTGCCGGAGACCCGAATGCCTCCATTGCCGCAGACTGCTTGTCGGTCAATTGGACCAATAGGGAGTTCGCCGGTTTCTTCAAAAAAGCAGATGACCCGTACTGGTGGTGTGTCAATTCAAGCAGGAACGCCGGGACGTCGGAGGAAACAAGATCGACGTTTAAGGTGAACGAAAGCGAAGGCCAGACCAAGCAAGGGTGGCAGACTCTACGGGTGGTTGTTGAGGACCGCCCTGGCGATGTGTCTTATATCAAGTATTTCATTGACGTCACTGGTTATGGGGATTGGGCACCATGCCGCGACGAGTCAAATCAGTTGATAAGGCACATTCGTGACGAATCGGACCCGACATCGGCGTACCTACATGTAGTAGTCAACAACGCCACGAACGCGAAGCAGCGAGTGTGGATTGACTGGTGGAGTGTAAACGTTCCTCGCGCAGCGATAGTAACGAGCGGGGCGATATCGTAATCATCCATGACACAATTTGGTAAGGGCGACGTCGAGCACTGATCATGTTCGGCGAAACCAGCGCAACTGAGAGCCATGCGGGGCCGCATTCCCGCATGGCTTTTTTTGTTGCGCTCGCCCGGTTTTTCAAGGAGACTGACTATGCAACTGATCGAACACACGTCCTGGGCTTCCAACTCGATAGACGAGGAGGCCGGCGTGATCAAGGGTGTAAAGATTCTTGGGTTGAGCTCCAAGAACAATCGCACGTACAAGCCTGAGGCCGTCGAAGCAGCGAAGAAGCTGTATGAGGGCATGGGCATCAACCTTGATCATCAGCGGGGCAACCGGAGGGTCAGCGATGGATTCGGTCGTCTCCGAGGTGTGGAGCTGCGGGAAGACGGTCTTTATGGCGACCTGGAGTACCTCAAGGCCCACCCATTCGCTGGTCAGTTTATTGAGTCAGCCCAGAGGATGCCGGAGCAAGTGGGCCTGTCCCATTCCGCCGAAGGGAAAATTTCCAAGCAGGGCGACCAGGTCGTCGTGGAGGAGATCACGCGGATCAACTCGGTCGACGTGGTTCGTTACCCGGCGACGACGAATGGGTTATTCGAATCGGTTGAGCCTGAGCCCCTGAAGGTCGTGGTCGTCAGAGACCTCACGGAAGAGGAAGACCCGCCGGCAGAAACGCCGCCAGCCGAGGATCCACCGGCTGATCCACCTGCCGAAGATCCTCCCGCCGAGGATCCCCCGGCAGAAGACCCACCAGAGGAATCGCCGCCGGCCGAGGACGCGCCAACGGTCGAGAGTTTGCAGCGAGACCTCAACAGCTTGCAACGTCGCCTGGACATTTCTGAGGCCCTTCTCGCGGGCAACGTGGACGTCTCGTCCATGACGGAAGCTCAGATGACTGAGTTGCGATCAAAGGCAACTCGCGAAGAGATCGAAGCATTTGTGGAGTCTCTTCCGCAGATGACTCGCCGAACCCCTCGGGCGCCGTCCGAGCAGGCGAGCAGTTACAGCCAGCTCCGTGAGGAGTTTAGCAGAAGCCGTCGCAGTTCGAGGTTGAGCCGAGCAGTGTAGCTCGGGGCGCGGGCGGTTCGGTTTGGAGCGCAAGTTAGGAGCAAAAGCATGACGGTTAAGTTACTCAACAGGGAACCTCGGCTGGACAACATCCGGCAGTTTGAGGTTTTTGACGACTTCATCTCCTTCACCAGTGGATACAAAGATTTCACTGCCGTGGAGAACGATGCAAGTGCGGCGGTTGTCGCGGTCGGGGAAGGTAGCGATGCGGCCAATGGCCTCGTCCAGCTCAATGCCTCGACGGACAACACGGAAGCGTATGTTCGGACGACCAACCCGGTCTTCTCTATCAAGAACGACATGCCTCTTGTCGCGATCATTCGTCAGAAGGCGACTCTCAGTGCTGCCAACTCGGCGGCAACCATCTGGGGTCTGATGGCCAACCCGACGGCCAACGCATTGGTCGACGACGAGGGTGGTCCGGCGACCAGCAACTGCTGCGTCATGACCATGAACAGCGGCGCGACCAACGCGCAGAACCTGGGCGTGGTGTCGGACAGCAGTGCGATTGGCACTCGACAAGCCTCGTCCACCGAGGTCACCGTCGATGGCAATTGGTATTCCATGATGATCACCATCGAGCCTCTCAGTGCGACTGAGAAGCGAGTCTGCTTCTACGCGGATGCCGACGGCGGCCAGAACTGGAAGATGCTCAAGGACAGCAACGGCAACCTCATCAAGCACAAGATGACGTACACCGAACCTGCTGCCACCACGAACTCGCTCAGTCTCTTCGCCGGCATCAAGGCGACGGGCGCGTCCAACGAAGTGTTGACGATCGATTACTTGGGCGCGTGGCAGACGCGCAAATCGTATCCAGTGACCGGCACGTCGACTGACTAGTTCACGAGCCGTTGGGTTTTTTAAGTTGGCCGGCTTGTACGGTCATCACGAATGGACAGGAGAAAATTTGATGAATCGTATCACAAGGCAGTACGCACGACTGTACGAGGCGGCCCGAGGGAGTCGGACGGACGAGCAGAAGTTCTGGGATGACGTGGCAACTGACCTTCAGAAGGGGAATGTCACGCCCATGGATTTCTCTATCCGGGGCCTCTTCGAGTCGTTCGTCCGCGATGACAAAGGCGATGCGTGTGGTCGGGCGATCATGGAGACGTGGAAGCCCGAAGGCGGTCTCGCTGTTAGCGAGCTGGACGAGGCTGGGGTGGGCGCGGTGACAACTGCCGCGTTCAGCAACATCACTGGCCAGATCATCTACAACAAGATTCTGGACGCATGGGAGAACCCGGCATTCATCGGTGACATGTTGGTCGAAACCATCCCGACGTCGTTCCTTGACGGCGAGAAGATGGCCGGTATTTCGAACGTTGCCGACGATGCTGAGGCGATTGGCGAAGCTCAGCCTTATCCGCTGAGTGGTGTCACCGAGGAGTACGTCGAGACTCCACGTCCCGTGAAGCGAGGTCACATCATTCCGTTGACTCGGGAGGTGATCATCGCCGATAGGACGGCGAGACTGCTAAACCAGGCCGCGACGATCACCACATCGATGCGGATCAACAAGGAGAAGCGGATCCTCGACACGGTGCTCGGCATCGATACCACGTGGAAGTACAACGGTTCGGTTGCCACGGCGACCTACCACGATTCCACGACGGCTCCGGCCAACTTTGACAACCAGATCACCAATCTCTTGGCGGACTACACGGACATCCAGGCAGCGATGCTGGCCTTCGATGCCATCACTGATCCGAACACCGGCGAGCCGGTCGTTAACACGGTCAATCAGATCGTCGTGCCGACAGCTTTGCTGTACTCCAGCCGGAGGATCCTGAACGCTACCGAGATTCGGACTTCAACCGCCAACTTGGAGACGGTGAGCGCGAATCCGCTCTCGACTCCTGGCAGTGCGGGCGCCCAGTCCACGGGTATGGAGATTCTCAGCAACCCATGGGTCGGCATCCGTGCCGTCGCTGGTTCGTTGAGCGCTGCCTACTGGTGGATCGGAGACTTCAAGAAGGCCTTCGCCTACATGCAGGTGTGGCCGCTCTCCACCGTTCAACTGCCGAGCAGTAGCGAGTGGGAGTTCCAGAACGACATCGTGCGTGCCTGGAAGGTCAGCGAGTTCGGTGTCCCTTCCGTGATCAACCCCCGCCACGTGGTTCGCTCAACAGGCGCCGCCTAGCGGAATCGTGGTTCGCCGGTGGCGGCGGGAGTCCGTGGCTGCGCTCCCGTCGCCTACCGTGCGACCACCCGGTAGCGGGGATGTCGTGCGACATCTGTAATAAATGGGCAGCCATTACGCAGCAAAGACTTAGGTACTGTTCGCAGGGTCGGCCATTCGCGGCGTGGAGACTTCCCTTGCTTTTATTAGCTGGAGCCGCAAGGAGGCGAGCAAATGCCCGCCAAGAGAGAAATTGGGTCGAAGCACCCATCGTTGAATGAGCTGTTTGCTGAACGACAGGGAAAGTCTCGCAAGGCGCCCCTACCCAAACGGTATTGGGGGGTTCGGCAGATAGCGGGACCACGTCCACACAAGGACCTGGTCGTGCATTGTCACGACGCACTGGAAGCGGCGAGGCAGTTCTTCTGCTGGCATGCACTGACCGGTAAGACCTATCGCTACCGGGTCACGGCGGTTGAGATACCGCGAGATCATCCTGCTGCCCAGGACGCGGTCGAATGCTTGACTCCGCGTAGCGAGGGCGAGAGGACTCTCGACGCGATCCAACAGGAGCAGTTTGAGGACGTTGAGAACATGGTGAAAACTGGCGAGGCCGAAAAGGTCATTGGCTAAGGCCGTGTCGCGAGGCGGGCGGTCACGAAGTGTGATCGCCCGCCGGGTCGAGGTGGGAGGACGGGATGGGAATACGCGAAAGCCTGGTTGAGCGACGTAGGAAGATTGGACTTGAGTTGGAGGCGGTCGAGAACACTGATCGTCACATCCAGTACAAGCAGGGTCTGTACGCCGAGTTGTTAGCCATCGAGAAACTGCTCGCGTCTCCCACGTTGGACCAAACGGCGACCGACACCGAGGGTCCGTTCGAGGTTGAAACAACGGGCCTGACATAGGTCCACCAATTTAAGGAGTAAAGGTAGATGGCAGTAATCGAGCTGGCCGAACCAACTGCCGAACAGCAGCAGTTGAACAACTACAACAGCAATGTTGGCGGCAACCTCAACTTGCGGACAACGTTTCCGTCTGTTCCAGCGGGCACGGCGTGGGCCGTGATTGGTTGCGTGTTTGCACCAGACCCAGTGACTCCAGCGATGATTACCGGGACTCTGGTGCCTGGACTGACTGCGCTTTCGGAGGTGACGTCTGTCCACGGGGATCAACTGCTAGGCAAAATCCCAGCGACGATTGAGGCGGCAGGGCACGAACCGATCCTACACGTGTCAGCGGACGTGTTGGCTGCTATTGGCGGTGCGGACAGTTTTGACGTTGCAGAGCGATCACACGAAACCCAATCTGTTCCGCTTGGTAAATGGTGGGCGGTAGTCATCGTGCGAGTACCATCGGCGTTGGACGCTACCAAGATCACGGCACTTGAGGCAGCGGTTGAAACAATCACAGGCGTCACGACGTGCGAGCATTTAATTGACGGTGTCGTGTCGTCACGGGCAAGCTCAGCAAGCCTGACAGTGGCGGCACACATGCGTATTGATCCAGTCGAGGTGTAGGCGATGGCGACGAGGTACTACATAGGGTCTGGTTCAGACTGGAACACTGACTCCAATTGGTCCACTACTTCGGGTGGTGCTGGTGGTGCGTCGTTTCCAACGTCGGCTGATGACGCGATCTTTGATTCCAATTCTGGGTCATGCACTCTAGACGCAAACGCTGCGTGTCTGTCGCTTAAGATTGGACAGAGTGGATCGGCATACGCAAGCACTCTGTCGCTGTCCACCTTCGCGTTGTCAATTGGGTCTGGTGGTTTCGATTGCACGTACGGCGGGTCGGCGACTGTCAATGCAGGGTCATCGACGATAACTTGTGCTGGAAATTTTGACAACCAAGACGTCGGGACGTACACCTATGGCACATCGCTACTGGTAATGACAGGCAACGGGACGACGATTACCAGCCAGTTCAATAAAGACATCTATAGTGTGCAGATCAGCAACAACGCCAGCGTTTCGTTAGCTGGTTCAAACCGATTGGAGTGTCTTGGTGATATCACGATCGACAGCGGGTCAACCCTGACAGCGTCGACTGTTGCGTTATGGTCGTCAGGAAGTGGTACCGTGACGATTAACGGCACGCTGACAGGCACTAGTACGCTCAATGGAACGTTTGGGACGACCATTGCCCTGGGGGCCACGGGCACAATCTCAATCAACGCGGTCACCATTTTATCGAACACAGTTACGAATGCGGGCGGGACCTGGGCCACTACGACAGTAACCAGCGACCAAGATTTAACGATTGGTGCAGGTACGTACGGAGGCACCTGGCTGATCCGCGTGGCAGGGGCATACACTCGCTCAGTTACCGTCAATGGAGCCCTTACGTTTACCGGCGGATTCACGCTGCAATGCACGAATGCTGGTGGCGTGATAACGTTTAACAATAGCGGCAACTACAGCCACGTGTTCCAGGGAAACTTCACGATCGATCAAACTGCCGGGACGCTGACATGGACCAAGGGCACCGGCACGATCACATTCAGTGGCTCGAACAATCAAACCATCACAACACCATCCGGTTGGACTGACCGTCTCGAAGATATCGTCATCAACAAGACGGCTGGAAACGTCACACTAGCAGGGAACGTGTACACCGACTCGTTCACCGGGACATCTACCGGGACTGGCAAGTTTGATCCGAACGGTAAGGAAGTCGATACGTCCGGCAATTGTTCGTGGGCATCTTCCTTTGCGTTTGTCACTGACTCCGACGCCATGAACGGCTGCACTTGGGACATTGGCGGCAACTTCACAGCAGACGGTCAAACACTCAACGCCACGGCAGCTTGGTATCTAGAGGTGACGGGTACGGCTGTAGCTTCGGGATCGGGTGCGGTGGCGTACTCAGATGCGTCAGGGTTCACCGAGATCACGGCGACGTCATGGACAGACAATGGCAACAACTCAAACTGGGATTTTGGTGCTGCGGCGGCGACAAGTTCCAACCTCATGCTTCTAGGGGTCGGATCGTGATGTTTCAAAAATCCGGAGTCTAAGCAATGGCTGACAATATTACACTCAACGCCGGTTCTGGTGGATCAACACTCCGGACGGACGACGACGGTACCGCGCATTGGCCGTACAGCAAGATCGCGTTTGGTGCTGACGACACGCAGACGATCGTAACTGCGGGAGTAGGTCTGCCGGTCGAGGTGCTGTCTGGGACAGTGACTACGGTTAGTACCGTCACCAACCTGTCTCAGCTTGGAGGTGCGGCGGTCCCGATTGGGGCTGGACTGGAGGCGACCGCTGTCCGTGTAACGCTGCCGACGGACGGTACTGGGTTGGTGTCTGCCGCTCAGTCTGGTACGTGGAACATCACCAACGTATCGGGCACGATCAGCTTGCCGACTGGTGCCTCGACGGCAGCCAATCAAAGCACGGCCAATGCGTCCTTGTCTTCGATTGACGGCAAGATCACGGCGTGCGACACGGGCGCCGTGGTGATTGCCAGTGGCACTATTACGCTGCCGGTGGGTGCATCAACCGCCGCAAACCAGGCAACAGAAATCGCATCGCTTGCCTCGATCGACGGGAAGATCACCGCTGTCAACACCGGGGCAGTCGTGATCTCGTCCGGGACCATCACGACGGTCACAACTGTCGGGACGGTCAGTAGTGTGTCGGCGGTGACCCCCGGAACGGGTGCGACGAATCTCGGTAAAGCAGAAGACGCGGCCCACACCACGGCGGACGTTGGTGTAATGGGTTTGGCTGTTCGGACGGATACGCCGGCAAACAGATCGGGCACAGACGGTGACTATGAGCCGCTGCAAATGTCCGCTGGAAGGCTCTGGACGTCGTCCACGATCACGTCTGCTATTCCTGGTACGTCAGCGACATCATTGGGCAAGGCGGTGGATGCGGTGGCTGGCGGGTCGGATACCGGAGTCGCGAGCCTGGCAGTCCGTCTTGATACCCCTGCGGCAATCACTCCTGCGGCGGGCGACTACACGCCACTACGGGTCAACTCGCTTGGTCAACTGCACGTTCGGACGGCAGCGACCGCGACCGGCGGAGCAACGCCCGGAAAACTGATCTCTGCTGCAAGTACGAACGCCACGAGCGTGAAGGCGTCTGCGGGAACGTTGTTCGCCCTTTGTGCTTTCAACACTAATGCGGCGGTTCGATACCTCAAGCTCTACAACAAGGCGTCGGCGCCAACAGTCGGGACGGATACGCCGGTGATGGTCTTCGCTATTCCAGGCAATACGGCTGGTGCTGGTTTTGTGGTTCCGATCCCATCGCAAGGCATCGCGTTTTCGACTGGGATTGCATTTGCCTTGACAACTGGCGCGGCGGATTCGGATACGGGGGCGGTGAGTGCGAACGAAAACATTGTGACGTACGCCTACAACTAAGGATGGGGTTAGCTGATGTCCTTCTGGCATGCGTACATGGGGATCGAGGGCGGCGGGACGGCTACAGTCACGACGTCGATCTACTACAACATCCTCAGCGGGGTGCTCAGCGCAATCCAGGGGCTTGATCTGACTGACATGCCGGCTGCGAACATCAAACTGATCAAGGTGGAGAACTTTCGAGAGACAGTGGAGCCTGGGCTGCCAGGTGTGTTGGTGTTTCCAATTAGCTCAGAAAACATTGCAATCGATGAGGGTACGACTTGCAGCGACGACGTTGGATATCCTGTTGGTGTGCTGATCCTTGACGCAGATAGGCAAGATACGAGCACGGGGCTCCCTGAGGATGCGGACGACGGAACACAGGACCAGGCGTTCCGTTACGACCAAAAGCTTTTATGGCGGCAGCAGATCCGGAATGAATTTATCAACCAGCGACTATCGCTCCCGTCGTCCATGCCTTCCGTTTACAGGTGCACTATCGAGCCAGGTGAAGTTGTTCGTTCAAATGATTTCTTAGAGGCCAACATCTGGGTGTCTGCGATGGTCATTCGGTGCTGGACAAGGGAACGCCGTGCCTAAGTCAATCGTCGTGGACATCTACAACACCTCACCCCAGGAGATCAGTCGGGGCATTGCAGTCGCGGTGCATGAGCTCCGGAAAGAGGTCACCCGCATGCCGTGGCAAGAGTTCTTGGGTGACATGTTCAAGGATCTGGAAGCGATTCACGCGAGACACTTTGCATCGGAAGCGAGTCCGAGCGGCGAGCCGTGGAAGGCGTTGTCCCCATACACCATCGCAAAAAAGGGATTCGACCGAATCCTCCACGAGACAGGTGCGTTGTACAACAGTCTTGGCCAGCGAGGCGCCGGAGCTATCCGTAAGGTTAGACATCGGGAGTTGGAGTTTGGAACTAGCGTTCCGTATGCCAAGTACCACCAAGCAGGCTTCCAGAACACTCGATCAAACACGAGGGTCGCGGCGCGTCCGTTCCTGGGTGTGACTGGCGAGGACGTCAGGGGACTGTCCGAGAAGCTGGCCGAAGCGATCATCAGAAAGTTATAGGAGCAATCACATGTCATCTCAAGCATCCCAAGGTGTGTACTCCAGGCTCTACGTCAAAGAGGGCTCCGGACAACAGTTGTACGACGCCACCGCCGAGACGTATGAGTTCCTGAGTGAAGATTTGGGAATGACTCGCCAGGTCCTCGACACGGGTGGCATTCGCGGGACCAGGTCCATGCCCAAGGAGCGGACCCGGCTTGGCGTCCGTGCGGTCCAAGGCACGATCGTGATGCACCCATCGCCGGCGGACCTGGACAAGTGGCTGCCGAGGATCTTGGGAACTGCGGAATCGACCGACACGTTTAGCCTGGGCGAGACGTTCAACGAGTTTTCTGTTCTCGTGACCAGGGACCAGGAGAATTTTGAGTACACCCACTGCAAGGTGACGCGCGCGGAGTTTCGGTCGCAGCCGAACGGGTTTCTCGAAATGGCGCTCACCATTCTTGGCGGCGACGAGTTTCAGAACGTAAGCACACCCACGAACGGTCCGTCGCTATCGACGGCCGACAATGCGTACCCGTACGTGTTCCACGACGCGTGCGGGAACGTGCAGCTGCCTAGCGGCACGGCTCGTGAAATCTTCGATATCGCCATCTCCATCGACAATGTCATGGACTCACGGTTCGTGAATTGCCCGACGGTCACGTCGATCCGGCAACAGGACCGCATTGTTTCGGTGAGTGCGACTTCACCGTTCGACGCATCCAACGCAGCCTTGCATTTGCAGTCAGACGACAAGGGGCCGGCCTTTGTCAAATTCACGAATGGCAACATGTCCTTGAGGTTTGACTTCGCCAGCCTCAAGGGGCCAGACCAGTCGCCGGTAGTCGGCGGCAAGAGTGAGATCGTGCTACGTAATGACTACATGGCACGATCCAGCGGAGCGACCTTGGAGTTGGTCGTAACGAATGATTCGACGGCATAACCACGAAAGGAACCACGATGCCGAGCAGCAACGGACAGACAGCCAGTTACATTCCGGACGGTTACACGGAGGACGTTTACTTCGCCGAGTTCAGGCGAGTGCATGGGGAGTTCAGGGCCACGTACCGGCCTCTCTCGATCAACCAGCATTCGGCAGTCAATCGAGACTTGGAGCAAGCGGGCGACAATTGGGAACGCCGCAACTGGGTGGCCGCCAGGTGGATTGCCAAGCAGGTGGTCAGTTGGAACCTGACCAAGCCCAACGGCACGGCGGTGGATCACACGAACGTTGATGAGGTGATGCACATGCGTCCCGCGATTTTCACGCGGCTATGGAACGTGATCAACAATACGGACGGCGGCGACCTAGACCCAAGGGAAGGTGAGTTTGAACGACAAAGGCGGGCCGAGACGGAGAACGTTGTCGACATCTCCGAGGAGACGAAACAAGAGGCCCTCGAAAAAAACTAGCGTACGGGGCGATGCTACTGTGGGCTCGCCCCGAGATAGCGAAGCTGGACTGCAATGAGTGCTTCAAGTTCTTGTATGACATCGAGACGGGGAAGCCTGAACAGTGGAGAGGCAAGCCGGCCAGGAGGCCACGCAGCGTGCCTCCACCGTGCAAGAAGTGCCCGAAGCAGGGGCCGGATAAACACGCGACACTGACACTCGCAAACATGGAGTGCGTGCAGCATTACCTGGAATGCAAGGCAATAGGTCAATTTCCGGACGACCCGCTGGTGAGGCGGCACGCGGCAATCTTGCAGATGGTCGAGCGAGAGGTCGCGAAGTACGACCGGCAGCAGGAGCTGACGCTCACGACCTTGCAGCAGACGGCGGCCCACTTGTCGGCAATGACGAAAGCATTGCCGCAGAAAGGATAGTTGGATGTCATCAGGAGGAGGGTCAGGGGCTGTCCGCGAGGTAACCCTCGTAGTGCGAGTGCAAGGGCCGACCGGAGTCGGAGGCCCTTCCGGCATTGGTGGTGGCTCCCGTGGCTTTGCTCCTGCGGCTCAACGCGGCATTCCCGGTGGCGGCACTCCGGCTGCCACTGGGATACCAACCGCAGCCGGCCCCATGCCCGCGTTCGGCTCGTCATCAGAAGATGGCGGCCAAGCGATGGGATACGGCATTCCTGGCGGCGCTCGCGGTGGTGCTTACTTCTATCCATCGGGAAATCCGTTTCGGTCACGGGGCACCCCAGAGGCTCCCGCTCGCCGTCGCCCAGACCCATCTCCTGCGTTCACGCAAATCTCGTCAATCCGCGGTGGTGGCGGTGGTGGTTTTGGGTTTGGCGCGAGAAGCGGAATGCAGGGCTCGTTGTATGCGGCTAACAAGATGGCCGACGCAATGGGCAAGATCAAGAAGACGACGGACGACTGGGTCAACACGCTCGGTAAGGGCACGCTGGAGTTCATTCGGCTAACCACGTGGTCGCGTCCCATCACCATGGGGACGTGGATGATGGCGGAGGCCCAAGCAAAGTACGGCATCCCTCTTGTCTCAGGAACTGCTCTCGCTGGCATGGGTCTAGCCGGCGGCCTTGCTGGCACGTACTTGCTAGACAAGATGATGAGTGGCGGCGAGGGTGTCGCGGCTTTGCGGAGCAGGGCGGGTCGCGCCGGGTTTATGGACCGGTTGACCAACAACTTTATGATGCGTGGACCTATGGGAAGCCTTGGTCCTCGCGAGAAGGCGTTGATCAATGCGGACAACATGGAGGCGATTGCATCTCTTCAGACGAGACAGAGGAGTTCCGCTCAGTTCCAGGGTCTCGGAGCTCAGATTTCAAACGCGAACATGCAGGCCAGGTACGCTGGGTCGGCATACCAGAACCAGGCGTTGTTTTCGCTTGGCCAGATCTCGTTCGATCAATACTGGGGAAATTTTCAGGGTCAGTGGAGAGGCATCGCTGCGACCAGGCGTACACTGCAGGAAAAAGAGGCGAAGTTAGTTAGCCAGCTTGGTTCAGGGAATCGGAGTCGACCTGGGCTAATACGTGTTACTGAAGACTACTTCAACACCAACGTAGTCGGTTTCGGTGGCTACACTCCAGCTGCGGCGAGGATGGAGAACATCACAGGGAACTACGGGCCGAGGAATCGCGCGGTCCAGTCGCGGATGAATGAGCAGATGATTCCCATCGATCTGCTTCGAGGGCGAATCAATCAGACGTATCAAGACCAGGCTGCTCTCGGCCCAATCGGTGCCCAGCAATACGGGAACTACATCAATCAGCAGCAAACGGTCCTCCAGCAGGGCATCAACGCTCGCGAGCAAAACATCCGCACTGCCCAAGAGAATCTCCAACGCATACAGGGCATGCAGGCGAACCTCACGTTCACGCTGGCTGGCTACAGTCCGTTTGAGGTGAAGTCTGCTATTAAGCGGTACAAGCAGATCGACGCCGGCCAGGTACCGGTGCCACGAGGAGACCAGCTGACGGGTGCGTTGGGTGCGATGATTCTTCAAGGGTCGCCGGAGAAGGTGCAGCGGTTCGAGCGGATGTACCGGCAACAACAGGGAATTGGAGAAGCCATCGCGTTGACTGGGTTTGGTGGGGCAGTAGGCGCAGCCCAGCAGGCCGCCGATCAGGCGCAGAAGGATCTGGCGACGTTTGTTGAACAGCAGACCGAGAAGATCAAGGAGTTGGAGAAAGAGTTCGTGTCGTTCCTCGCAGCGGTCGCCGAGGCGATCAGGAAAGCTAAGAGGGTCGATCAGGACGCGCTCGCCACGGCCATAGCTCAAGCCATTCAGCAAGCACAACAGGATCAGCAGTAATGTCCCAACTGAGACTCAAATACGGCAGCTACGCACATCCCGCATCGGAAGCGGCGGTCTCGATCCACAAGGAGGGGCTGCTGAACGATGAGGGCGAGATATGGGCCATACGGCAGGTGTGGGACATTACCGGTCGCCTTGAAGCTGACACGCAGGCCGAGCTGACGACGAAGATTAAGCAGCTAGAGGAAGCGTACAACAAGAGGGTTAGCCGGGTGGCGTTGGAGTTCGCGAACACGGGAGCCGCGACCGCGCATGTCATGGATGGGTCGAACACCATCTCGGGTATCCAAGTTCTCAGGCCGCCGAGCTACGACAACCCCATCGGTGCTGAGTATTCGACATTCCGCACCTATTCGATTCAGATCGAGGCCGTGACTCAGACAGGGAGCATCATTGGCGGCGGAATCATCAATTGGGAAGAGACGATTGCTGTGCGAGGCGGGTTCCCTATCGACGTGCTTGTGACGACGATCAACACGTTGCCGGTTCGTCAGCGAGTGGCTGGGGCATCGCCGACAACGGTACGGCAGACTGGGTCATGTTCTGCTTACGGTGGATGGCCTATTGCTCCCGCGTTCATTCTTGACGTAACGAACGTGGCGACGTTGATCGACAATACGGTGGCCAAGACAACGGCTGGCGTCCGTATTCAGGGAACGAGCGGAAAGGTCACCGTGTACACGACGACCTGGGACTACACATTCGGAATGCAAACACAGAACGTATCGCTGCCTGGCACCCTTCGTCCGGCGTCGATACCTGTTTCGCTTAGGTGAGGTGACACATGGCAGTTAAAGTTTGGCGAGGCACGGCGGTCGGAATCAAGCAGGTGGACACAGCAACCGTCAGTGGAACGTGGACGGCAGGCGACGAGGCCTACCTGGAGATCAACGGTAGCCGGCTGGTGGTCACTATCGGCGCGGCAACGACTGTCGCGGATGTGGCGGAAGCAGTCACTGCGGCGATCAACGCCACGTCAAAGACTGACAGTCTGGTTGGCACCGAGACTCGTAACTTCGGTGGACAGGAGTTGCCTGAGCTGACCGAGATCACTGCCAGCAATACGGCGACGGAGGTCGTTCTCGAAGGCAATACGGCAGGGATGCCATTCACGACAACCTGGCCCACGCCGTCAACCGCATCGACCGGCGACATCTCGGCGACAACCACGACGGCTGCGACGGGACCCAACCATTTTGACAATGACGACAACTGGAGCACGGGTGCTGTTCCGGTGGCTGCAGATCAGATCGTCTTTCAAGATTCGGCCATCGATTGTCTCTACGGGTTGAGTCAGTATTCGGTCACCAACTGCACGATCCAGATCGACTCTAGCTTCACTGGTCGCATTGGGTTGGCGCCGAGGAACGCGAACAACTATGACGAATACCGCCAGCGCCACTTGGCGATCATTCCGACCACGGCCGCGAGAGGGATCGTGATTGGTGGTGGTCCTGGGAACGGGTCTCCACGCATCAACCTCGACCCGTCGACGACAGCGGTCCAAGCGGTGATCAACTTCACTGCCTCGGCCGAGAGTGGCACCAAGGCAGCGGTCGATTTGGTCAACATGGCTGGCGCGACGGTAGCGATTCGTCAGGGATCCCTGTCCCTTGCCGCGACCGCGAGCAACTCGGCGTCGGTGGCAACGCTAGAGATGACGTACAATACTCAGGTGGCGACTGATGCGTTGGTCTACGTGGGCACCAAAGGCCGGATCGACAACATCAACAAGAGTGGCGGCGAGCTCCGGTTCGTCAACACGGACGGTGGAACAGTGGCGAGTTGCGTCAGCCGTGCTGGCGTCGTGGAGTTCCACGGGAACATCGGCGTCACCTTCCTCGACGTTCAGGGCGGTCAGGTGATCTGGAAGAGTACAGGCACATTGGCTAGTCCTAAAGTTGGCGGCGCCGGTGTGCTTGACTTCAGCCAGGACGCAGATGCCAAGACGGTGACGAATCCGATCGAGCGGTATTCGAACAACAGCCGCATCGTCGATCCGAACAAGGTGGTGACGAATCTGCGGATCGACAACAATGAGGTCTCCGATATGACCAACCTTGAGTTGGGGACCGATTTCCGAATCACACGAGCGGCCACCGCCTGATAGAGGGGGTGTCGTGCGACATCTGTAATTTTTGTCTGTAGAGGGGTGCGATGCCCAATCCTCCCAAGGTGCAGTTCATCCGCGACCGGACTGGCTTGGCTCCGATTGCCGTCATACGGGCCGTGGTGGCCCGTTCGCACGGCGTAGCTCCGAATGGCATAAGACTCGACGTCGTGCCGTTCGACCCCGCAAACGTGGCGTACGGCGGCAGACAGGGCACTCTACGGGTCGAGTACGACGGTGCCGTGCTGGAAATGAAGGAATGCGTCATCGACGCCACCAGCATGGTTCTCAACCGCGACAATCTCGTGAGCACTCTGATCTTGTTCGATAAGCGGTGGAAGTGGCGGTACGGCTACGCGACCGGCCACTTCAACAGGACCAACTTCGGAGGCCAGCTTATCGCGCCAGGCGAGGAGCTGAGAGTTCGTCGCCGCGAGTGGTCCAGGAGCATGACAATCCGCCGGATGGCCCAGCGGCTCCTCATCGACATGAGAGAGCTGTCTGGGAACAGTTTCAATGAACAGGTTGACGCGCTGCCTGAAGGCGAAGGTCCAGAGGTCCAGTGGATGTGGGACAATCCAGCCCAGGAACTGGATCAACTCTGCCAGCAGTTCGGTTGCCGGGTCGTCATGGACTGGGACAACCGGGTGAAGATCTGGCGGCTCGGGCAATCCATCGGGGATACCGCACAGAAGAAGGAATGGGAAAATCCTCAAGACCGGGCTGCCGACCGTCGCGCGCAGAGACTCGCGAGGCTCTACGGCGGTGGAGATAATCCGCCACTGCCCGATGTTATGCCAGTCATCAGCTACTCCGAATCTGTCGACAACAACGAGCGACCGGATCGCCTGATGATCATCACCGCCCCGACGATGTTCCAGTGGGACTTTGAGTTGGAGGCGTGCGGGCTGGATACGGACGGAGCCGTCAAGGCTCTTAACGAGCTCTCCTACGCACCAGACAAGAATCGATCTGACGGTGGTTTCGGTGGACCTAATGGCATCTGGGGCCAGGCCACCGGCATCTCCAATGCCGCCGAATTGGACGAAGAGCAACGAAAACTCGCGACCGGCTCGGTGTTCAAGTGGTACCGCATCAAGACCCCGTTCCGGTTCCCATCGCAGTTCAAGGACGAAGACGGCAACATTCAATGGTACGACATCGAGAACGTCAAGGAGATTACGCCAATCCACAATGCGATGGCAGCTACCACGGTGGAGGACAAATTCGTAGTCACCAAGCCGCCGGTGGTCTATGGAAAGTTCTCCATTGGGACGGACAACAACATCTCGGGAGTTGTGCCGTTGCCAATCACCCAAAAGGGGCGAAACGGGGCCGTCGAGAAGACCGAGAAGATGATAGCCAACTACGACTACTATCTCGACACTCGGAAGGGGATCGTCAAGTTTACGAATCAGGCGGGCATTGCTCAGTTGGATGCCGACAATTGGTACGCGCCGGCAGAGCTGCGATTACGCGCTGCCTTCAACTGGCGGGACTACTTCGGGACATGGAAGGTGGAGCAATACTTCCGGAGCCTCCCGCAGCCGCACCTTAACACGGAGCCGCTCATCATTCGACGGCCCGACATCACGCCGGTCCGCGAGGCCGTCTTCTTGGGAACACGGTTCCAGGACGTCAGGGTCGACACGAACGACCCGGCGGTCAAGAAACTCACCGATGAGCATTTCGATGTGATTGCCAGCACGTTCTCGGGCGACCGTCCGGTCCGAATCGAGTACGCGGGCTTCTATCCGCAGATCCAACTCGACGGGGCTCTCCGTCAGGTGTCATTCCAGATCGACGTGACCGATAGCACGGCGCCGATTCGCACCATGGTCGACTTCGATCAGGACGTGCCGGGCTACGGTCAGGCGAACCTCGCCATCCTGCGACAGAGTGCAGCCGTCCGCAAGTTGCGAGACAAGGTTACCGTGGCGTCGGAGCGGACGTGGGCACGTCGGTTGGCCAGAGAACAAGAGGATCCGTAGCATGCCACTTGGCGAACATACTGAACTCGACAAATGCCTCTGGGTGAAGTTTGTCAACAACAGTGGCGAGACCATCCCGCCGTACTCCGTGTTGCGGGTGACGGGGACGACCGCTCGCAATGGCGAGCCATTCTTCACCGTGGAGAAACCAAACTCAACCCAGCAGAAGTATTACCCGATCAATGGTGCTGCAGCTGTCGGCGCCAACCAGATCGGCGAATGCACGTTCAGTCAACAAGCAATCGCCGCCCATGAGAGCGCGCCGAGTTACGGAACGCAGGTGGGGCCGGTCGACGGTGAATGGACATTGAGCACGAGTGGCGAAGGGTTTTATTCCTTCGGGAACAAGCCGAACAATCGCGGCCTGCTGTTGGGTGAAGTTGTCCAGGTTGCTGCTGGCACGAGCGCCCCAGCCCAGTTGCCTGACTGGGGGCAAGTCAACGACTCCTCCACCCAGTCATTCACTGGGGACAGTACCTGGAGGCAGGTGACGTTCACGGGCGGATCGGACAATGGAGGGATTCTGTCGGCAGACACAGTAAACGACGGGATCGACTGTAGTGAAGCGGCGCCAACTCTGCTGGTCACCGCCAACGCGGTGTACGCCCACACCGATACAGGGGCGTCAGCAACCTTTACCGTTGTCGGGGCCGTTCAGTTCTCGATCCGGCGGAATGGTTCGATTCAGAACCCAACATGGGCCAATCAGTCCGTGCTCGGCACTGACGGGGTATTCCCTAAGACCCGGTTTGTGGCGAGTGAGATAGTTGATTACTCGACAGCCTCGGCCAGTGACCGTTACGAACTCTGGGTATTCAACACAGTCGACATAAACATCACGGAAGCGGTGCTGACACTGGTTGAGGCAGATCCTCTTGTGTAGCGGCCGGTTCGGTGTCTAACGCCTGGGTCACGACGTCAGTCATGCTTGTAGAGTGAAAAACCTCTTGTCCTCGAAGGCCGAGCTCAATCAGCTCGTTCGGTGAATGGAGTAGTTCCATCACCTTTCTGGCGAGCCCCTCGTAAGGCACCGCTTCAATCGCATTTGGCCATGGGTTGCTTGGTGATTCCTCACTGACGACTGGAATGCCGCTGTTCAGGGCGTGGGAGATTCGTAGCAACTCCAGTGTCTGTGATTTGTAGAAGTGGACGTTGAGAAGAATCTTCGCGCGAGCCATGAATTCGTCCCGCTCCATACCCCAGGTGGACTGCAGGACGTGGACCTCATCGAATAGGTGACCGAGGAGCTGGACGGCAAACGACCGCCGGCCGTTCAGGGCGCCCATGAACAGAACGTCGATGTCCTGCTGGTCTCCCACGTTGTCGATGGGGGTGTACTTGGGGTGCCACGCTGGCGGGACGTGGATGGACGTAATCCCGTTGCGGTGGGCAATGTCGACGTTGTCCTGTGAGTAGTCCCAGACAGCCTTGCAGTGGTGCAGGGCTCCAAAGTACCAGTCGGGCATCTGTCGGCCGCCGGGGGCCAACTGCTCGGCCTGGTAGATGATGCAGTCGTAGTCCCGGATGTAAGCCAGCGGATTCTCCGTGGGTTTGAACCACTCGTGAAAACCGAAGATGATGTTCGTCCGGCCCTCTTGGAACGAATTCTCTGCCCGAGTCACCTCGTGGCCGGCACTCTCCAGTCCCCACTGAAGAAGTCGGGCCATCTCGCGGAAGCACATTGGAAACATGTTCTGCGGTTCGCGAATCGTAGTAATGTGAAACTTAGCCATTGGCTGCGGCCTCCTCTTTTTCTGGCAATTCGGATCCCCATCTAGTCGTCACGGCCGACACTTGCGTGGCCATCTCTTCCCCAAAGTAATACTCCGACATGGAACCTTTGAAGTGGTACATGCCGACGTGAACGAGATCGCCGGTCATTTCGGCCCAAATGTCATGGCCTTCGCCCATCGTCCGCCATCGGTGCATGAATGCATGGTCGCATTCCAAATATCGGCCGTTCTCATCCTTCGCGGTATCGAAGAACGTGTAGCAGTTCTCTCCAGGTACCGACTGGCCGTTGACGTGGGACATGGAGTGACATCGCAGATCAGGGTAGCGGTCGGCCATCTCGATGATGGCCTCCTTCTTCGCCAGGAAGAAACAGCACCCCAGGTCTCGCACCTTCGCAAATCCGTTGGTGGCTTGGAATCCGTCACCGCCGAGGAAGTTGACCGCGTATCGCAGGGCGAACGATTGGAGGTCCTTCCCCTTCAGGGCAGCTTCGTAGACATGGTCCCAATAGATGTATTTCACCGGGCCAGGGCAGCCAACCATTGGCTTGTCCCATTGGAGTAGCCGCTCGAAACGGTACGGCTTGAATCCCATATCCCCATCCACGAACAGGATGTGAGTGAACTCCTCGCGGTGTTCCAGGAGTTTCTGGACCCCCAGATTCCTCGCCCGTGGCAGTAGGGATTCGTTGGAGATCACCTGAAGGATGAATGTAGTTCCAGTCTGGTTGCCCCAATTGAGCAGATCATTGAAGCTGCTTAGGAAGCGGTCATAGCAGGCGCCACCGTACAATGGAAGAGAGACGAGCACGCGCGGTTTCATGGTTCACCTCCGTGCGATGTGGATCTTAAAGTTCTGTCGATCCCGGTTGTGCGTTATACTGGCGACCATCGGGATCGATACGACATGCCAATTCTAAGGGGTCTACCATGGCTGTAACAGCAGGCACCGGCGGCACGGGAACCGTCGACAACGATGGCGGCACGATCTACAGCGAGACTGGCGTGAGGGGCGCAACCTCCATCCAGGTGTGGAACCTTGGTGCTGCTGCGTCTTCTGCGGCGAAAATTCAGGTCACCGGAGTTCATTCGTCATCCAATACCGGGCTCCATCTCGCGCCGGGGAAGACGACGGTCATTCGGTTTGGCGATGGGAAGTTGAAGGAGTGTCAAGCCTTCTCTGCTACGGATGCCGCGACAGCCGAAGTTGCTTGGGGTGTCGTTGCGATCACCGGCGCCGCGCCCATGTAGTCATCGGAGGATGTGATGGACGGTTTGGAATTAGGATTGGCGACGGGTGTTACGCCTGTCCTTGAGGTTGAAGAATCGGTCGAAGCCGCCGCACCATTCAGTTGGGACGATTATCCAAATCTGGCGGCTCGCTTCACGTTCACGACACTGTCTTCGATGTTCTCGTCCGAGGCCCACGACTTTGACGGCTCGAACTATCTGGAGCGTGAAGCGGCGGCCGTCTCTGCCTACCCGATGACCATGCTGTGCTGGTTTAATACAGCGGACACGCTTGGGTCGTTAATCTGGGTGGGCGATAAGGATGCCCTGCTTGATTACCAGCAACTCATCGTGACTTCAGGGAAACTGGCCGCGCAGTCCTATCGAAACACCGGGGATAACGCATTGAGTGTGGGGGGGGCCACGGGCTCCACTTGGCGTTTCGGGTGTGCCGTCTTCACGTCGGCCACATCCCGCAAGGTTTACTTGGATGACGCGGCGGCGGTCGAGAAAACCACGTCTATTGGCATCACGGCGACGTACAACCGGACCTCCATCGGTCGGACAGCCAGGTCTTCACCGGCCGAGTATTTTGACGGCACGATCCAGAACGCGATGATCTTCAACGTGGCTCTGTCGGATGCCGAAGTGGCGTACATGCAGACGAACAAGCCAACGTACGATCAGTTGGTGGTTCAGTTCGCGGCGGGCGCGACGAACTGCCCTGATCCGGCCAACATCAAGGCCGCCTGGGGAATGGATCACAAGGATTACGTAGCGATCGACGTCAGTGGGAACGGGATGCATTTGACTCCCGGCACGGGGCGAGATTGTGCCATTTTCACTGGGTCTAATTCGGAGCAACTTCGGAACACGGCATCGAGTCCGCAAACGGGTATGCCCCTGTCAATGGTCTGCTGGTTTCGTTCATCGAATACGGGTGTCTTGGCGAACCTAATGAGCAATGAGATTGCAACGGGTGCCGATTACTACATTACCTATCTGTTGGCGGACGACACGTTTGGGGCGAAGAAGCGGGAGGCGGCAGTAACGACAACGGCGTCTGCTGTTCCTGGCAATTATCAGGACGATAACTGGCATATGGGCACGGGCGTCTTCGCTAGTTCGACCAGTACAAAAGCTTATTGCGATGGTGCCGAAGGCAACCTCGACACAACAGAAGCGAGCCCAGGATCTGCGGCAGAGTTCCGTATCGGTGCTTGGAATGACTCGCAGTATTACACGGGTCGAGCACAGTTTGCGATGATTTGGCCGATCGCATTGACGAAGGCCAATCATCTCTGGCTATACAACTACGGCAAGGGTCGTTCGCCCTATGAAATGGCGAACGATCCCCATCCTGATAATCCCGGCGTTCCTGACCATCTCTGGAAGCTAAACGAGGCAAGCGGACAAAACCGGGTCGATACATACGGCAGCTACACATTGACAGATGTCAACACAGTCACAAGTGAAGACGGTTATTTGACCCAAGGTCCGGATAGGGTAGCAGGGACGGTCAACGCCACGGCGGGAGTCGAGGATCGTTGTCTTGAGTTTGATGGGTCGTCTGACTACCTCACCAATGTGTCGGCAAACTATCGATCGTCAGACTCCAGTGGATCGATATCTTTATGGTTCCGAACATCTCAGACAGACAGGGCGTTGATCTACCTGTTTGATTCCGGAGAGACCGCGTCGGCGAACAACGAGTTTTCGGTGATCCTGACGGACGGCGTCCCCGAGGTCAATCGTGTCATAGGTGGTGGTGCGGCAACTGCAACAACGTTCGGATCGACGGATTTACGGGACGGTGATTGGCACCATCTTGTGATTGTGTCTAGCGGCACTGCTTACTTGGCCTGGGTAGATGGATCGTCGGTGGCAGTGTCCGGGAACGACGACGGTCAGTGGTTTGCGGACGTCGGCAGTCGAGGAACGCAAAACTTGGCATCGTCGCATCAAGCGGCTGGTTTACTGCAAGGGAGGCTGGATGAGGTGTCGATCTGGTCGTCGCAGCTTGCACAAGCCGATGTGGACGATCTGTACGTGGCGGGAATCGGTGCGTTGTCCACGGTTCTTGACGGCAGCGATCAACTCAACGCGAAGTCATGTGTTGGCTGGTGGAATCTGTCGGCAAACAATGTGACCGGCGCGGGAGAGGATCAGGTCGGTTCCTTGGACTTCACAGAGACCGGGTCGCCATCGAACGAGCCAGGGATTCCTGCGGGGCACACGGTAAGCGGCCTGGTTGCTTTGGTGTCCGACCAGACGTCCAACGGAAATGACCTTACTCAAACATCGCTGTACAGTCGTCCGGAGGTGGTCCGGGTAGCGGATAGCACGGGTTACGGACTGAAGTATGACGGTGTGGATGACTCTCTGGTATCTGCCGCTTTTGCTGGTGCCCTGAGTCAGCCGAACACGATCTTCTTGACCATGAACATCACGGACAACTCGGCCGACCAGGTTCTTGTGGACGGCATTGCGGCGACCAGCGAGCAAGCCTTGCAGGTCAACTCGACTGGCGACTTGCTGCGGATCGATGGCGGCACGGCGGCTTCCACGACCATCGGGGCGGACTATGGCACGCTGCATACGATCCTTGGTGTTTTCAACGGTGCGTCGTCCGCAGTCTATCAGGATGGAGGGACGGGCGAGGTGGAAAGTGCCGGCGCCGAGACGATGACCGGCGTCAGCGTGGGGGTGATTGGCGGCGGAAGTTCGGAGTACGCCAAGGGGACATACCGTCAGTTGGCGATCAACGATGGTGCACTCACCACGGACGAGCTAAACGAGATAGGCGGGAAGCTGGCGACGGACCACAGTTTGACTTGGACGGATATTGCGTAACGGAAGGGAGCACGGGTGGGGGAGATTGGAGCGGGTTCCATGGGACCTACGTTAATCCAAGGAAAGACAAAGAGAATGTTCAGCGCGGGAATGAAAATTGGGATCGGGAGTTCGCTATTCGCGGTTCTCGGGGCAGCGGCTGCCGCTGAGTCTGAGTGGCATTCGCTACTGAAAGACTTCGGGTTCCCTGTAGCACTCGTAGTCTTCTTTGTCTGGGCTTCGTGGACCAGAGAAGAACGCGCTGAAAGGAACGCAATTGAGCGAGAGCAGAGGATTACAAATCGTGTCACCGAACTGGAACGGTTCAACCAATCCGAACTGGTTATCCTGAACAAAAGCGCAATAGCTGCCATTACCGAAAATTCGGCAGCGTTATCGAGACTGGTCGATGCGTTGGACAAGAGACCCTGCCTTTGCGAAGGCACGAACTTGATCGAAGCCATCAATCTGGTGTCGTCCAAAATGGACAACGTCTTAGAGGTCGCCGAAAAAGCCGCGCAGGCGTAAAGCGGCAAAAAGAAAAGGGCGCCAGGCAATGCACCGAGCCTGACGCCCTTCTGACCTCCGTGCCACGGTTGCGGAGAAGAGATGGCTATCCTCCGCAGCCGACATGAGCATACGCCTGCGCGTTCGACCGGAACAGTGCCCGTCTCGCGCGGAAGCGGTTCAGCAGGCCAACCCGCTGGCAGCCCACATTGACCGCCGCAGCCCCGGCGCATCCAACGTTGTACTGCGGTGCGGCCGATGCCACGTTGTAGTACCGGACGGTCCTGACAGGCACGTATTGCGTTTGGACGCATTGTACCTGCTGAACACATTGCACCGCACATTCGGTGTCAGGCTGCACCGGATCTCCCTTGGGTGCCGTGGTATCCGCCGACGCAAGACTAGCTTGCATAGTCGGGGCACCAGGCGCCGGCGGAATCGGGGAGGGGGATACGTTGGGCGTACTGCCGTTCCAATTCGTCCCTGCCTCGCCGAACGTCACCATGGCGGCGAAAGCGATGACGAACATCGCGATCAGCAGCCAGGCATGTAACTTCCCTCGTCTCATTGAAATTCTCCTACCAGTCTGTGCCGTTTCCTCCACCGGATCCGGCTGGGGTGAAATACTCCCGCTTGCCACTCTGAAACACGACCTCAGTCCGAACAATCGGATCGCCGGTTGGTGGCTCCGGCGGGTCGGGCGGATCGGGAGTGTTGGTACGTTTCTTGTACCCGAGTTGCAGGGCGGCAGCGATGTCAGTCGCGTGTGGCTGATAGACGCTGATCCTCGCGTACGGGTACATGAGGCTCGATTGCGTGTTGAGATGCCCGAGCCCGATTGCGTGGCCGATCTCGTGGCATGCAACTGCTCTCAGGTATCGCTGGCTCCAGTCGACCTTCGTGTTATATCGCTGCTCCAGGTGAGCAGCACACGAGTTCTGGGCCAAGTAGGACCAGGCCAGCACGCCTCCACTCAGCGAGCCTTTGTCCGCCCAAATAGACGCACCCTTGCCGAGCGAATTGTCAACTTGCAATCGTAGCTGCAACTCTTCCGTCCACGACCAGCAAGCCAGTTTGTACGCCTCATCGGTTCCCGCTTTGTCGAGGCTCTGGTTGATCGTGTCAAACAGACGGGCGAACGTCAGGTCATCCTTGCATGGGTCCGGCCATCTGGCTTCTTCCGGATCGATACCGTAGCGAGACCTCATTGCCTCGCGGGTATCAGGGAACCCGCAGCGTGGTGTCGTTAGGAGCTGCTCCGTGAACGGGTCAATCAGTCCATCGTCCTCGAATTCTCCGTCTTCGGCCGAGGCCATCGCAGCCAGCGTGTCGTGATACTTGCCTTGGAAATACTCAAGGGCATCAGTAAGACTTCCGTTTTCCCAGTCGGCGACATGCACCGCCTCCTGCTCCTCGCCTAGCTGCCCGTCGTGAAAGTATCCGTACTGCCAGAGGCGAATTGCTGCCTGGGATGGCGTTAGTTCAGGGTTCCAGTCGGTCGGCATCTTATCCTCCTTGGATTGACTCTATGAGCGAGATCACCTGCCTCGCTCGTACGATTCCCATTTTCTTGATGATACGGACGTCCTTCGTTAACTCGCCAATTGGGTCGTCGTGCGAATATCCGTTTCCGCCTTGGCTCGCCGCGATCCTCTTGCGAGCCTGGCTTATCTGGGAACTGACGGCCCCAAACTGCACGCATATGTCACGAGATGGGACGTCTGGGTGGGCGGTCATGTAGTCCACGATTTGTTGGATTTTCGTGATGCCGCCCACCTTCCTTGCTCTTCGTTTCTTTGCCATCAGGCAACCTTTCGCATTTTGAGTCGTTGTTTGATAACAGCGACATCCATGCCAACGGCTTTCGCCAAATGGTAGATCGTCCTCAGCTGGGGTAGGCGAGTTGTCCGTTCCCCCAACTTTACAATGGTCGAGTAGGACAAGCCGGCGTGTGCCGCCAGGTCGCCCCACGACCAGTCGTGATCGTAGAGAGCCGCTTCGTAGATCTCATCGACCAGCGCATCCAATGCACGTTCGTAATCCTTGGATAACTTTCGCATTGGATGTCTCCTATCCCCCGAAACCTCCGGAGGTCCACATTTCAAGGATGAGTTTGACGATTTGCATAATGAGTTCGATCCACATTGGATTGAGCTCTTCCTGCGACAGGTCCGCCACCAGTCCATCTGCGATGTCTTGGTAGGCTTTCTGCATCTCTTCGTCGGAGCCCAGCTTGTTGGCGTCTTCCATGGCCGAGAGGGCTTTTCCGATGGCTGCGACCCACGGCTCCCAGTTGTCGGACGAGTCACCGAGGATTGTCGCGCGCACTACCTTGGTGGCGTTTGCCAGTTTCTGCCACGGCGCGTCTCCACCCTCGTAGGTGAACTGGCTACCGATTTCCTTCGCGAGGGTCGAGTAGACAGCGCTCACCTTCACCGCGTTGGCGCTCTTCTTCGGGTCGGTCACAAGGTCTTTGGCCTTGAGCGACACAGCAGCGATACCACTGTCGACAGGCGGGTCCACTGGGCCGCCTCCGCCTGGGTCCTCACCACGGAGGACAACGACCTGGTCGGAGCTGACGACCACGGCATTCACTTTGCCGTCGACGACCGAAACTTCGATCCAATACTTGCCGCTCGACGCGCCGGCCGCATCGACGATGACGGTCTGCCCCGGAGCCGGCACGACGAGTGCCAGAAGCAGGGCGAGTGAGAACAGACTTCGCATGAGATTCTCCCTTCAAAAGGTGGTAATTGCCCCAGGTTTCACGCCTGGGTTGCGTCAATAATATGCGACAGTATAATTCCATTCGCCACCATTTGTACAGGAGGTAACGAGGCATGGCACGGAAACTGGAACTGAGAGACTGGCTCACGTATGCGCAGGCTGCTCGGGAATTGAACCTCTCGATCAGCAGTGTGCGGGTTTACGCATCTCGTGGAGTGCTTGAGCGGGCGTACGTGGGTGGAGAGTTCCCACTCGTATCGCGTGAGAGTGTCGAGATGTACAAGGAGGATCGGATTCCGGCGGGGAATCCGAATTTTCAGAAGCAGGCCGTGGAGGCCAAGGAGTGAAGCAAGATGCGAATCGTAACCACCGAGAAGGGAAAGACCACGACGCTGGACGGGCACGATGTGGCGCGCATTGATCGCGTCCAGCTGACACTGAGGGTGTTGGCTCGCGAGTGCCCGCTGATCCCCGCTTACGGGAAAGCTAATCAGGCACTGGAGGACGTAGCTGCCATGTTCGGGCAGAAACGGAAGATCATCGAGTCATTCATCGTAAAGGACGTAGAGGAGCAAGCGAATGAGCAGCCAGCCAGCGGAGAACAGCAGTCCGAGCCACCCACAGTCCCCGCCCGAAGCTCCGCCGGAGACGTTGCCACCGGAGCCTCCCCTGACGCTGGACCAGTCGACGAACCGGCTGCTGATGTCAGTTCTGCATAAGGCCGAGAAGGTTCTGGATTCGGCCTACGAGACGTACAACGGCGATGCAGAGCAGGTCACCCACAAGTTCCTGCTCAAGAAGCTCGGCGAGGCCAACGACAAGATGGACCGAATCCTCAATGAGCTGAGCGCCCTGGACGCCGAGCTCAAGGATGTGACGAAACGGTCCAGAGGATTCGCGGAGAAGGTGTGGCCGCGCGTCAAAGATCTTCCGGTTAAGTCAGCCAATACCCCGTGAGAGGGGATGTCGTGCGACATCTGTAATAATTGGACCTGAAAAGGAGGGCAGGATGGCTAAGTTTATAGGGACGGAGGTTATGAGTATCGACCGGCCGGAGGTGCTGGACGATGTGCAGCCCAGGAAGAAGCTGTCGGAGGAGGTGATTTCGGATTACATCGACATCTACAAGGCCGAGCCGGAGAAGATGCCTCCGATGCGGACGTATCAGGTCGGCAACCGGGATGTGCTGACTCGCGGCTTTCATCGGCTGACCGCTCTCCGAAGGACCAACATCAAAGAGATTGCGGTCGAAAGGTACGCGGGCACCATGGACGAGGCCCGCATGGATGCGATGCAGGACAACCGCGAGCACGGGCTGAGATACTCGCGGGACGACAAGCGGGTCATCGTCTCGCGACTGCTGAGCGACCCAAAGTACAACCAGGCATCCATTGCCGAACTGTCGAAGGTCTGCGGGTTTTCCCGTTCGTTCGTGTCGGGGCTCTGTCGCGCATTGGAAAGGCGCCAAGAGTCGGTCGACGAGGATGTCGAGACGGTCGATGCGGTTGAGGAGTCGGTGTCCTACGAGGGCGAAGAAGCTCTCGAAGACATGAGCCCGACGGATCGGATGAAGGCCATGAACAAGGAGATCGACGACGCATGCCGCGAGGTCCAGCAGTTCTGGCGACGAAAGGTCAAGCCTCTCGGGGACCGTCATGCCTGGGTCAGGGACGCGGGTCGGATCAATACCGCAACGCAAACTCTGTCCAACGCAATCAAGACTCTGAAGACGTGCAAGGGTCACGGCCCATGTCCCAAGTGCGATGGCGACGGATGCAAGGTTTGCCGGCACACGGGATTCCTCGACCGATCAACTCTTGAGGCGGCGAATTTCTGATGCAACACCAGGCCGAACTGTTTCCTGAAGAGAAACCGAGGTACACCATTGTGCCTCGGGATTACCAGTTCAAGGCCTACACGAAGACCATCGAGCTCTGGAACAATGGAACGCGGGGGGTCCTCCAGAGACTGTTCACTGGTGCCGGAAAGACCATCCTCGCATGCATGCTCATGGATTACTGGCTCAGCCTCGGCCCTCGCTATCGGGCCATGGTGCTGAGCTACGAGGTGCAATTGGTCCACCAGTTCGCCCAAGAGATCGAGGAGGTTCTGCGGATCACACCGGCGATCGAACAGGGCGATTCGCAAGTTGATCCAATGGGCGAGATGCCCAAGATCGTTGTGGCCAGCCGGCAGTCTCTGGCCCTTCATCCGCTAGCGACCGACCAGCAGAAGAACCAGCTTCGAGAGTACGGGGTCGACGACTTCGGCCTACTCACCAGTAGGCGAGCCGAATCGCTGATCAAGGCCGGCCGGAAAGGTATCGACGCGCGCCAACTGGTTGAAGAGGTTGATGCGTGGAACAACGACTACCGATGCGATCACGACCGGCACCAGGTCAGCCGAATCCATAAGTTCGACAACGAGCTGAACTGGATGGTGGTCTACGACGAGGCTCACAAATACACGCACACCATGCGGTCGATGACACATCTGATCGACTGGTTTGAGGCAAACCCCAAGTATCGTGCGATGGGTTTGACCGCGACTCCCAGGCGATACGACAAGGTCAGCTTGTCGCGGTTGTTTCCTGGGGTCGCCATCGACATGCCGTTGAACAGCCCTGTCGCCAAGTGTGCTGTGAGCGAGGGCTACTCCGTGCCGTTGAGGCAACGGTTCGTTGAGGTCAGTGGTATCGATTTCAAGGAGATCAAGCGGCTGTATGGCACGAGCCAAGGCAAATGGGATGCCTCGGTGGCGAAGGCTCTGGAAGAGCAGCTGACCACGTTATGTGACCCCACGCTAAACATGGTCGGTGATCGCCAATGCCTGATCTTCAGCCCCTCGGTGAAGCTGGCGAGAGAAGTGGCGGAGTTCATCAACGCGCGGCGGAAGTGCGTGTGCCCGGACTGCTCCCACATCCAATGGTGGTCCACCGAGGTGCTGAGGTCAGCTCAGGCAAGATGCCGCACTGATGAATGCACCAGGATCCTATGCGTCGACGATGCGGTGACCTACGAGGATCAGATACAGGCACAGGCTGTCTGGGGTGACATCCCCCACGCCGACCGCCAGCAGATCTACAACCGGCACCAGAACGGCGCCATGCAGTTCCTGTCGACCTGCCAGCTCTGCCGCGAGGGATACAACGATGTCAGCATTGCGGCCGTCGCGGTGTTCCGGCCGGTCTCCAAGGCGGCCGTCTCTTTGGCTGAACAAATGAAGGGTCGCGGCGCCCGTCCACTGAAGGGCACCGTGGAAGGCCTCACTTCGCCCGAGGAACGCAAGGCGGCGATCGCGGCGAGTGACAAGCCAGACTGCCTGATCATCGATCTGGTGGGCGTCTCGGGCCTCCAGGAGACCGCCAGCACGGTTGAGATCTATGCCCAGGGCATCCGTGACGACATCAAGGAACGGGCTGAAGAGAAACTTCTGGCCGGGGAAGAGGACGTCAACAAGGCCGTCGAAGAGGCGTCGGAAGAGATCGCCGAAGAGGAACGGCGAGAGGAGAAGCGAAGGAAGGAGTTGGAGGAGAACATTCGCAAGGAGGCGGAGAGACGAGCCGCCGCTGGGGCGACCGCCGAGTACACCGAGCACGAGGTCGGCTATCACGGCAGCTCTTCGCCGGGCGTGGCGTCGGAAAAACAGATCAGGTTCCTCCACTTCCTCGGCATGGATTTCATTGGCTGGGAGCCAAGCAGCAGGCAGGCCAAGCAGATGATCACGTTGCTCAAAGACAAGGGATTGTCGCCTAAAGATACGGCGATGGTGATGAAGCTCGAAGACCACGATTGGGAGCGGGCCGTCGCCTCGAACAAACAGAAGTTCTTGATGACCAAGAAGGGCATCAGGTGGCTCCCCAACATCACGCCGTTCGAGGCCTCGAAGTTAATCGACCAGGCACTGTACGGCGGCGGGATGTCTGCGTACGAGGTTAAGAATGCGATTAAGCTCGCCAAGGACAACACCGAGCTGACGCGGATCGGGAAGGAGATGGTTAAGTTTCGCCATCGGTACACTCGCGAGGAGTGGCAGGACATGGTCCATGCAGGGCAGGTGAGGAGGTCTCAGATCTGATCCTTGCACTGGAGAGGTTGAGGTATAACACAAAGGGTGATTCACATGATGACTAAGAATGAGATGCCGTCGCACGAGGAGCAGGCGAAGCGATTGATGGCCCTGAAGGACCGCAAGGGCTATGGGGTTCTTGCGATCATTCAAGCCGCTGGGGACGTTCTCGTTGCGGTGTCTCCTGTTCCGGAGCTCGCGGGATACGAAATCGTGTCTGCAACCCACGAGTGCGCCTACGACATCTGGAAGGACGGGTGCATAGAAACGCCGAACCAAACCAAGGAGCAGATCCAGGACTGGATCCAGAGCAAGACGCCGAAGTGGGTATGCGACGAAAGCACGCCGACCGAGGAACAGAAGAAACAATTCCTGTCGTGGGTGCATGAGTTCCAACGTCGCTATCCAGGTGTGATGTCGTTGATGCAGTAGGTGAGTTCCATTTCATGAAAGGTGATTCTCATGAGAACGATGACGAAAGCGGAGGTCCAAAAGGATTGGGCTGGTATACAGCGTAGGTATCGGATTGAGACAGGCAAGGCTGTGGCGAGGTACTGCGTCGGGCATACAGTTTCGTGGGTGGCAGAAGCTCTTGGCTTCTCCAGGTCTTGGGTGAGGATGCAGTTGGACTTTGCCGGGGCCGGCGAGGTGGTGTCTAGCCACCACCCCCTGACGGGTGGCGAGGGAACAAACGTCCAAAAGGAGCTGCCCAAGTTAATTCGGAAGTTCAAGCCGGACGTTAAGGTCACGCAACACGATTCCAATTCCGAGGTTGAGATCGAGGGTGCCGACGCGGACGAGTTCCAACCGGTGCTGGATAGCTACCTAACGCAAGGCCACTCCGTCGATGCAGCGAAGCGACTGGCCACGGCGGAGTTCGCCGTCGACAAGGCGGTCGAGGCCGGCGTCATAAAGGAGACGACCGACAAGAAGAACAACAAGATCAATCAGATCCTTTTCCCTAAGGACGTGAAGGACACGTTCGAGCTGGATCTGGACATGCACATGGCTCGCGTGAAAAGCGCGGCCAAGTTTCTGGACAAAGCGAAGGTACGAAGCCTTCGACGGAAGTCGACGTGCGAGAAGGTCGCGGCGGCTGACGAACTGTGGAAGGTACAAGTGGAGCTTGTACTCGCACATTACCAACCTTCATAGGAGGGACTGACGTGGCGAAACTACGTCGAGTCCGTAGGGGCTTCCGAGAAGAAGTCCTCCAGTTAGTCAGTGCTGGCGAAGGAAACTTCGAGAAACTGATGCAGCTTGCCGAGGCATCTTTTGCGGATGCTGGTTACCACGAAGTCTTGAGGGCATTCTGGGCTGCTGAAGTCAGCAACGCGGTGTCATCTCTCAGGACCGAAGGGTTGATCGAAACCATCGGCAAGAAGTGGAAGCCGGTCAGCAAACTGACTGGCGAGGACGTGGACGTCATTTCGATTCGTCGCAAGAAAAGATTGCGTGGCGAGTTGAAGGCACAGAAACGGCTTGCTCACGAGCACGGCCGGATCGACGAGGCGGTTGCTGTAGGGAGGATGCTGGACATCGTGTCTGAGCAGCTCCATGCCGACGAGCAGCCAGTCGAGTCAGCCAGCGTTTCGTAACACGTTCGATCCGGTCGCTAGTGGCCCCGTCCTAGCGCAGTGGAATCACCAGGCGGGGCACTTTTGCACAGCATAGATGGAGAGTCCGCCTAAGACGACATGCGGCGGTGGGAAGATGTCTTGACGGTGGGAAGCGGACGGCGTGAACCCATTCGTGACAAACCGACATCGGAAAACCGAAATCTTGGCGGGTAGTACCCGTCGAAAATACCGGGGTGTTACCGGGACGCCGATCCGTGCCCGGAGTGTTCTCGGTTACCGTAGATCGAGCCGCGAATCGTGCGGCCCAGAGCGAGACATCAGCTAGGTCGTCTGCGCGTTTGCCGGTATCGTAAACCGGCCGTTTTGCCCCCGTGTGGGAATTGGTCAACCAGCCGGGCTTGCGTAGCCGGTAGACGTGTGCGGTGGATCGCGACCACCGTGCATCGCCCGTTCGATTCGGGCCGGGGGTACTTTTGGTCGCAGGATGGTATGTGACGGCAGTTGGAGTGTAGCAGGGCAGCCCGTGTGAACCGGCCTGCGAGTCCGACGCATCAAGAGGCATCCGAAATAGTCTGCTCGATGATGCGGCATCGGGTACGGCCGACCAAACTTTTTGCTGTATTTCAGCAAAAAGCTGACTGCATGCAAGCAGTCCCTCTTAGCCGGATTGCGCTCGTACTGTCTTAGTGGAAGGTGAACTCAAATGCTGGAACTTGCAAACGGGAATATGCGTGGTGACATGAGTGACTCCGACGACCGGGAGGTGTTCATCAGTCACAGTGACGACCCAGCCTCGGGCCAGCTTGTGCTGGCTCGGCGAGACGACCTCACCGGATGGGAGTTTGAGTTCGACCCCGATGGAAAGGAGAATGTGGTTTGGTGCAGTCCAGCCTTGCACGCAAGGTACGTGGACGCAGCCAAGAGATGTGGCCTCAACAAAGGGAGAAGGTTTTGAAAACGCACCCAATCAGTTGCTCCATGAAAGCGAGGGATGATTGATGAAAAAAGAATCAGGCTGGCTGATCGGCGATCTCAATGATCCTGGTGACGCGGCGGAATTCACAATGCAAGCCGAATCGCGTCGAGGAAGTGTGTCTATCATTCATGTTCCGGACTTTAAGCCGACGCAGGTCGCCATGCATACTGAGAAAGATGTGATCGCCATGGGTTCTGTTGGATATCGCAGTTACACCGCGTGGTTGAAAAGCAAGGGGATTGAGGTTAAGAGTCAGGAGATGTCGTTTGAGGAACTTACGAAGCGAAAGAACTCATGGGAAACCAATTGAGCGTCTTCGACAGCCTACCACGACGTGAAGACGGCACGACCATTACCCCGTGGGATGACGACTGGTCCCAGGTCACAAACATCGGTCGCGTCCACTCCACGGACGACGACCACCTGATCCTCTACGAACCACAGTGGTCCAAGACAAACGAGAAGCACGAGAAGGTGTGGGACTTCGCGCCGGCGATTCCGACCGGCGAGTTCGTCGACCCAGGCTTGATGCTGATGTTCGTCAAGGATGGCTACAAGGAGTTGTTCGATAGAATCTACGAACCTCTAGGAGGGTAGACCGATGGCAGAATGCATCAAGTACATCGTGGTGGGTGCTTGTGTGCTGGCTCCCATGTTCATCATGGCTCACGAGCTGGATGGTGACGAGTTCGCGAAGAGTGGAGTTGGTGTTGCGATGGCCGCAGTTGTCATGGGGGCGATGAAGGTGGCCGAAACGTGGTTTGCATCGAAGGGGCCGAAGGGTCCATAGAGACAACTAACGCCGCACGAGGTAGGGAGGATATCGCCCATCCAATGCTGGGGCGACGGTTGATTCGGCTTCGTCTTTGACATAGGGGGTCTCCGCAATAAGGTGGCCGTCGGGTTCTGTCCATGCATTGTGTTCATCAAGGGCGACTCTCCATAGTGACCTCAGGTTGTTGCTTAAATGGTGGATTGCATCGGCCCAGGTCGGGCTGCGTCCGTACATCAACTGGAATCGCATGCAGTAGAACAGACTCAGTGCATCGTGAGCCCCATCCCGTTCGTGCTTCCTGGCACAGAGCTGGCAAACATCCGGAGCCGGTGGAAGCATCGTCATCGAGCGACGTGATACTTCGGTGATTTCATCGAATGTCATGTCAGCCTCACTTTCTCGGATGATGATGGTGTGGAAGCTCGGGTGTCGCTGCAAGAAATCGTAGTCGATGTACCAGACCCACCAATGGTTCGAGCCCTGCGCGACGACGTTGGGGAGCTCCTTGTAGATGGCCGGGCCGCATCGCACGGTGCGGCCCTTTATCTTTCGCTTGAATCCAGTGTTAGCGACGTAGCGATTGCATCGCTGGTGATGGCCACACCACGGGCACCGCCAATGAAACTTCATGGCGACGAATTCACGCCAACAGTTGTCGCACGTTGTGTATATCTGGTACTTCGGACAAGAGAGGGGCATCAGTCGTCGTCCTCAATGAAGTCGATCTCCCTTTTGGCCTCCTCGACGGTCGCGGCCGTGCCAAACCGATTGTCGCCTGGGCCGTCGTAGTCCTCGTGCGAAAACATCCACCGATCGTCCATCCACTGGTACGGGTTTCGTTCGATCCTGTACCCACGGTAGTACATGATGGGAGGTTCTCCGTTCTCCGCATCAGAAGACCCCATCAGCATCTTCCAAATCCGTTGAAACATCGTCGTTGCTCCCGAATACATCGCGTGATTCGATCGTGGTCTTCTGCCCTTCGTAGGCAGCCTTAGCTTTCCCGTAGTTGTGCCGATTGAGTCCGCGTTTCTGTGCCGCTGCCCAGTATCGTTCCAGGGTTTCCAAGTCTGGCGCCGTACGGAGGTGGTCGATAATGTCTTCAGCCTTCATGGCCTTGGCCGCGACTCCACCGGTCTGGTACTCCAGGTAGGGGTCGTCTTCGAATTTGCCGTCCCACAAGTCAGCGGAGATGCCGAGGTAGGACAAGGCCTTTGTGATGGTATTGGTCTGCAGCTTCTTGGCTGTCTCGCCAGCGCGCCGCCACGGCCAGTCGTTGATGATTGAAAACGAGACCTCCTTCCCATCTCGTCCGGGGTAGAAGAACTCTGCGATGATCACCATCTCCGCGAGCCGGCCGTCTGCCTCCTTCGTGAATTCATGGCCTTTGATTCGCAGTCCCCATTTCTCGCCGTACGGTCCCCACAGTGCGGTGAGGCGGTACCGCGAGTAGGTCGCATCGACGGTGGAGAATTTGTAGGAACCTTTGTCCGCGTTCTTCACCATCTCGGGATCGGTGTCGTAGAACGTGAACCACAGTTGAAGGTTTGGGTTGTCGCGGGTCAGCATCGCCCGCTGTCTCTCAAGCTCCGTTTTCGTGTCCCGTATGGTCAATTGGTCTTCGCTCATCCGTGTCATCCTTTCGAAGCGACGGTTCCAGGTATGCGGCCAGCTCTGCGATAGCCGCGAACATGAAGATCATGGACATGGAGGC